CATTCGGTCGAGTGGCGAGTTGGCTTGCATCGACGGAACACGATCCGAGTGCATGGGAGGCGGTGTTTTACGATGCCATCAACAACTTCGAGTTTTTGCCGGCTGGTCGTATTCTTGCCGGCGCCGGAACTGGTCGAGACGTGACATGCGTCAACTGTTTCGTCATGGGGCGCATCGACGACTCGCTCGAGGGCATCATGACGGCCCTGCGAGACTCGGCGCTGACCCTGAAGCAGGGCGGCGGCATCGGCATGGATTTCTCGACACTGCGACCGCGCGGCGCAATTGTCCGTGGCGTCGATAGCGTGTCGTCCGGCGCCGTATCGTTCATGGGCCTCTGGGACTCCATGTGCAGCACGATCATGTCCGCAGGCGCAAGGCGCGGGGCCATGATGAGCTGTTTGCGCTGCGATCACCCAGACATCGAGGAATTCATCGCGGCCAAGAGCGCTAAAGGCCGATTGACGAATTTCAACTTATCGGTCCTCGTGACCGATGCGTTCATGCGTGCGGTCGCCGCCGATGATCCATGGCCACTCATCTTCGATGGCGTCACGTATCGAACCGTCGATGCCAAGAAATTGTGGGCGGAAATCACCGAGCTGACATATGAGCACGCTGAGCCGGGCGTGATCTTCATCGACACGATCAACAGGGCAAATCCGCTCAGCCGCGCGGAGACGATCTACGCCACGAATCCATGCGGTGAGCAATGTCTGCCCCCATACGGGGCCTGCATTCTCGGGTCGATCAATCTCGCCCGTTTGGTGCGTCAGCCGTTTTCGGCCGGCGCCGTGATTGACATGGATCGGCTCGAGCATCTCGCTGCGGTAGCCGTCCGCATGCTCGACAACGTCAATGATCTCTCGAACTACCCGCTACCGCAGCAGCAGGCCGAAGCAGTCGCCAAGCGCCGCATCGGCATAGGCATCACAGGCCTTGGCAATGCCCTGATCATGCTCGGTCAGCGTTACGGCTCATCGAGCGCAGTCAAGACAGTTTCTCTGATCTGTTCCGCGATCGAAGGCAGCGCCGTGAGGGCATCGGAGGCGATCGGCCTGGAGAAGGGCAGTTTCCGGTTATTCGATGAGAGCGACTATGGCAACGGGCTGAAGGCCCGCCGTAACAGTCACCTGACCAGCATCGCGCCGACGGGCACGATCTCGCTGCTGGCTGGTAACGTGTCGGGCGGCATCGAACCAATCTTCGCGTTCACCGGCAGCCGTCGAGTGCTCAATGCCGACGGCTCCCATAGGATCGAGCGCACTGAAGATTACGCCTATCGGCTCGCACAGCACCTCGGAATGCCGACGACAGGCCCGGCATGGGTTACCGCCGATGATCTGACAGTCGATGACCATCTGGGCATGATGGCTGCGGCACAGGTCTACATCGACAGCGCGATTTCGAAGACGGTCAACTGCCCAACCGACATGACGCTACAGGCCTTCCAGGACGTGTACCGGCGCGCCCATGCCATGGGCCTGAAGGGGTGCGCCACGTATCGGCCATCCGAAACCCGGGGCGCCGTGCTGATGCGCGATGAACCAGAACCAGCGCCGAGCAACGTGGTGCAGATCGGCGAGCCGCTGATCAGGCCGGAAGTGCTTCACGGCACGACGTACAAGGTCAAGGTAGGCGAACACGCGCTGTACGTGACCGTCAACGACGTCGACATCGGCGGCCGGTGCCGTCCCTTCGAGCTGTTCCTGTCGTCCAAGGAAGTGGATGGCTATCCCTGGCGAGTGGCTCTATCGCGCATGATCTCGGCGATATTCCGCAAGGGCGGTGACGTGTCGTTCGTGGCCGACGAGCTGAAAGCGGTCTTCGACCCACGTGGCGGCTGGTGGCATGACGGCCGGCTCATACCCAGTCAGCCCGCAGCGATCGGCGGCATGATCGAGCGCCACATGGCAAGCCTTGGCCTATCCACCGCCAGCGACAACTCAGAACCGGTGAAACACCGCCATTGCCCGAGATGCCAAACTGGCGCGCTCGTCTTTCGCGAGGGCTGTCAGTCCTGCGATTCCTGCGACTACACGAAGTGCTGAGAGGAGATGTACCATGTTCGATGACGATCACACAGATGACCATTCAGACTTTGGCCAGTGCTTCGAGCATTGCTGTCCACGCAGTGCTACAGAAAAACTGATCGAGGCGCTTCGTGCAGAACACCCAGAGGCGGAAACGACAATTGTCACTCGCCCATCGACGCGGCAACCACCGCCTGCACCCATTGTGCATAGTAGAATACCAACAGGGCCAAAAACAAAACTCATCAACGAGGTGTTGGACAGGTCCGGTGTCAGTCGTGATGAGCTGTTCGGACGGTCACGGCATCGCATTGTAACCGAGGTCCGGCAGTCGGCAATGTTTCAACTGCGAGAGCTTGGTTACAGTTATTCGTCGATTGGCCGGTTTCTAAATCGTGATCACACTACGATACTATCCGGCGTGCGCAGCTACATTATGCGGCACGGGACAGGCTGAATAACTCTCGGAGCAGGTTGGTGGCTCTCTGAACCCGACGTGGGTCGAGTGGCTGATGGGGGTCCCTCTCGGGTGGACCGACTTAGATGTCTCGGAAACAGCGTCGTCCCACAATGTGTCGAGTTTGTTGCCGGATCAGTCATGACTGTTGTTGCTGGAGAAAACCGTGTCCCACCGGCATGAATTTTCGAAGCTCGTGCGCATCGCCGCATTCGATCGGTCTGGCGGCCGGTGTGAGTGTGGCTGCCGACTGATTATCATCGGAACGCCTCATTACGATCACCACCCTGTCCCGGCCGCGATCGGCGGGTCTGGAGCGCTCGACAACTGCCGCGTCCTGGACCCGAAACACCATCGCCAGATCACGGCAGAGAAAGACGTTCCGGCCATCGCCAAGAGCACGCGCGTCTACGAGAAGCGCATCGGTGCTCGTGTGACGCGGGGCACCTTTTGCAAGGCACCGGCTGGCTATGATCCGTGGTCGCGGAAGATGAAGGGCACATGACTACTATGCCGCATCTCATGCGACTGTCCGAAGCCGCGGCGAAGCTTGGGGTGAAGGTCTCGAGCCTTCGCACCGAGATACGTCGTGGCCGGTTGCGGCCGGTCGAGATCGCGGGCAAGTTCTACCTCACGCACGACTCGCTGGGGGAGATGATCGAGGCATGCCGCGCAAAAGCAAGGGGCCACGACTCTACCTCCGGCAATCCAGAAGCAGCGGCAACTGGTGGGTCATCCTCGACGGCAAATCCGAGCGTGGCACAGGATGCCGCGAACCTGACCTTGGCCAAGCTGAAAGAGAGCTTGCGCGCTACATCGCCGAAAAGTACCAGCCGGCGCGACGTGCCGTAGATAGGCTCGATCAAATCCTGATCGCGGATGTGGTCAACATTTACCTGAAGGAGCGCGCACCGCACACGGCCAATCCGAGCTTCATCGCGGCCACGGCCGAGCCCATCCTGACGTGGTGGGGCACGAAGGCCCTGTCAGACTGCCCGCACCGGTGCATCCCGATCAGTCGTTCCGATTGATTCCGATCGCAGTTTCCGATCGATCCCGATCACCCATTCCGGGCGATCCCGATCAGGGTCACGAGCCTGTGGAATGAAGTGATTTCGTCGTTGGGTGATCTGCGAATCGGCATCGCCTCGCCTCCCTTTGCAACAGGGAGCGGGACATGCCCACAGCGAGATTACCCATGCGCAAACTTCGCGAGGTGCTGCGGCTGCAGGCGTCCGGGCTGCCGAGCCGGCAGATCGGCGCGAGCCTCGGCATCGGCCAGAGCACGATCATCGATTATCTGGGCCGTGCGCGGCGTGCCGGCCTCGCTTGGCCGCTGCCCGATGAGGTGAGCGACGAGGCACTGGAAGCCCGCCTGTTCCCGCCGCCGCTGGCGATCGGCAAGGAGCAGCGCCCGAAGCCCGATTGGGCAGCCATCCATCGCGAGCTGAAGCGGCCCGGCGTGACGCTGCAGCTGATCTGGGAGGAGCACCGTGCGGTCCATCCCAGCAGCTACGGCTACAGCCGCTTTTGCGAGCTGTATCAGGACTGGCGCAAGCGCCTGTCGCCAACGATGCGGCAGACGCACACGGCTGGCGACAAGCTGTTCGTCGACTACGCCGGCACCACGATCGACATCTTCGACGGCCTGACCGGCGAGGTGCGCAGCTGCCAGCTGTTCGTCGCGGCGCTCGGGGCCTCCAGCTACACCTACGCCGAGGCCACCTGGACGCAGACGCTACCCGACTGGATCGGTGCCCACGTCCGGACCTTCGACTTCCTCGGTGGCGTCGCAGCGTTGACGGTGTCCGACAACCTGAAGTCCGGCATCACCAAGGCGTGCTTTTACGAGCCGGCCGTCAACCGCTCTTACGCCGAGATGGCCGCACATTACGAAACGGCGATCCTGCCGGCGCGCCCCTACAAACCGCGCGACAAGGCCAAGGTCGAGGTGGCCGTGCTGCTGGCGACGCGCTGGATCATCGCCAAGCTCAGGAACATGAAGTTCTTCTCGCTGGCCGAGCTGAACGCCGCGATCCGTGACTGCGTAACGGACCTGAACTCCCGCACGTCACGGCATCTGGGCGCCAGCCGTCTGGCCTTGTTCGAGCAGCTGGATCGCCCCGCCCTCAAAGCCCTGCCGGCGGAGGCCTACGTCTTCGCCGAATGGAAGGAGTGCCGCGTCGGGCTCGATTATCACGTCGAGGTCGGCAAGCATTACTACTCGGTGCCGTTCACGCTGCTGCGCGAGAAGTTGTGGGCCCGCAGCACGGCCCGGACCGTCGAGCTGTTCCATCGGGGCAAGCGGGTTGCGGCCCACGTGCGCTCGTCCTCGAACAGGAAGCCGACGACGGTTGGCGAGCACATGCCGTCCAGCCACCGGCGCTATGCGGAGTGGACACCCGAGCGCTTGAAGAGGCGAGCCGGCGAGATCGGACCCAGCACGGCCACCTTGGTCGAAGTCATCATCGCCGCGCGTACGCATCCCGAGCAGGGCTTCCGCTCGTCGATCGGCATCATCGGGCTCGCCAAGCGCTATGGCCCGGAACGGCTGGAGGCCGCCTGCCTCCGCGCGCTCGAGATCGGCGCCCGCTCCTACACGAGCGTCGCCTCCATCCTGAAGAACAACCTGGATCGCACTCGGCCCGAACCCGCCACGGACGGGCCGGCGATAACGCACACCAACATCCGTGGCTCCACCTACTTCCACTGAGGAGAAGACCAGCATGCTCACCCACCCGACCATCGACCAGCTGCGCGAACTGAAGCTCGACGGCATGGCCGACGCCTTTGCCGAGCTGCAACAGCAGGACGCCGCGCGCGATCTCGGCCACGCCGAATGGCTGGCGCTCCTGCTCGACCGGGAGGCGGCCAGCCGCAACACCAAGCGCTTCCAGAGTCGGCTCAAGGCTGCCCATCTGCGTCACGGCCAGGCCTCGGTCGAAGACGTCGACTATCGAACGCCCCGCCGTCTCGACAAGGCGCTGTTCCAGCAGCTGGCCACCGGCCGCTGGATCGCCGAGCACCGCTCGCTGTTGCTCACCGGGCCGTGCGGCGTCGGCAAGTCATGGCTCAGCTGCGCGCTGGCGCAGAAAGCCTGCCGCGACGGCTACAGCGTGCATTACGCCCGCGTGCCGCGGCTCTTCGCCGATCTGGAGTTGGCGCACGGGGATGGCCGCTTCGCCAAGCTGTTCCGGACGCTGACCAAGGTCGATCTGCTGATCCTCGACGACTGGGGGCCGGACCGGCTGTCGGCGAACCAGCGGCGCGACCTCATGGAGATCGTCGAGGACCGCTACGGCCGAGGCTCGGTGCTGATCACCAGCCAGCTGCCGATCGAGACCTGGCACGAGGTGATCGGCGAGCCGACCTTCGCCGACGCCATCCTCGACCGCCTCGTGCACAACGCCTACCGCCTCGCCCTCGATGGCGCGTCGATGCGCAAGATCAAGGCCGGTGAGGCGGAGATCACGGGTGAACCGGCGGCGGCGCCAGAGCCGGACAGCGCCACCACGACCGCCTCGTCGAAAGCAACGAAGGGGAGCAAGCGATGAGCGATCGCATCCCGCCCGCCCCCATGCGCCAACAGGGCCCTCCCACGCGCGTCGCTGCGTCAGACTCGCGGCGGTCACTCCGCGACGCGCGCGGGTCCCTCCCATTGACGCCCGGGGACGGCCTCCCGCAACGGCAGAGCCGCGACGACGTCAGGATCCGTGTCGACGCCGCGAGCTGGCAGCAGGGCTACGACGCCGGCCTGTCGGGCGTGCCGTCCTGGCTGGGCCGAAGAAACCTCGCCGCCGAGATCGACGGTTGGTCGTGGATATCGGGCTACATCGAGGGCGAGGCTGCGCGACTCATGCGTGGCGCGCAGGGCACAAGCAAGCTTGACGCGAATCGCGAATACTGAGATCAGCCAACCCACCCGACGGCGCCGTCACAGACCGGCCCACACGCTCGCGACACCTGATCGCGATCCGTCGGAACACCCGATCGAGATCGCCGGAATGGGCAAACAACAGTAGAACGTCAGCTTCCCAAGCTGAATGTCGTCGGTTCAATCCCGATCGCCCGCTCCAACGTTTTCAAAGACTTAGCTAAAACTGCTCTGTTTGAGCGGCAGAAAAAGGCTCAAAAAAGGCTCAGACCAGGCCATCCACGCCTACTCAACGGCTACCGGAACCGACTGCGAGTGGTTGGAGTAGGTTTTCCACTTTGGGTGGTAATCGGCTGCCGCCTCGTTCCCCCAGGTTGACCAATTCTTGCGGATGCCCCGAGCGAACAGTTCGATGTACGGGCCGGTCGAGCAAGCCTCGATGATGGGGTACTGCTCGTCGGGTTTGCGGCTGTGCTCGCGCTTCCTGGTCTGGATCATGTTGACCTGGCGGCGACCGGCTTCGCGGGTTCGTGCGTTTTTCCCACGCACACCGAATAATATAAGCTCGCTGACATTGCGAAAGTAGAAGCCAACGCCGCGACCGTCTGATCCGCCGTCTTTGCGGATTTTATGCCAAACAATGTTCGACTTGTACTCGAAGCCCCATGCCTGAAGTGTTTGAATTCCTTGGGGTAGTAGCGCGTTCGGGACCCATAGGTACAAGTGCGCTGTCGGCGCAGCGATTTGGTGCACGGGAATGCTGGAGATATCTTCGAAGGACAGGGTGTCGTACCGAGACAGTCGCTTGTGTTCTGGCGCCATCTTGCCGGTGCGGTTTTGGAACCGCCATGGTGGGTCAGCCAGGATGGTGCCGAAGCGGCGGTCTCCAACGAAAGAAATCAGTTCGTCAGTTGGATTCATCGCCGTCTTCCTCCACGTCAACATCAACAGGTGCTTCGTCAGGGATAGGGTCTTCAACGTAGAGAGCACGGGTGATGCCAAAGATGAGGATCGGACAACCTCCCCCGCCACCACCTTCTATGCGGGGAACAAGCTTGTCGAGGTGAGTTGTTGAAGGACCGTAGGATTTTCCCCTGCCCATTGAATCGAAGATCGCCTGCAGGTGACTTGCTCTGCCTACAATGATTCCCACGCTGATGGCACGCAGGTCGAATAGCAGCCGGAAGTTGTTGAGGTCGCGGTCGTAGAATTCCGTTTTATTGTTCCACTCTACTTCCAGCGCGACGCTGTTCTTGTAGCAGTCGACCTTGTGGGTAGGGGTCTGTAGTTCCCTATCGTCAATCCGTATAGCGGTCTTGAATTGTTTCTCTACCCATCCACGTTGCGTGAGCAGACTATCGAAGCGTGAGGCTACGAGCGACTTTCGGCCGCCCTTGCGATTGACCTCGCTGCGCATGAGCCGGAACTCGCGCAATGCGAACTGGATGTCAGTCCATTCACTGGGCTGAGCAGTCGCGAGGACACCGGCCGCATTGCGCCATTCGTGGACCTCGTAGAGGGCCTGAATGTCATCGGGGATGAGGTGCTTTGTGCTCATGGACAGGACCATGAGTGCGAAAACGATTCGAGAGAAGGCGTGCTAGGCAGCTATTGCACAGGCAATTCGTGGATCGAGCCGCACGAAAATTGTGGATAAGCACACAGTCATGAGGGTCGGCAGCGTTATTCCCAGGTCGCCTTGGGTGGGGCCTTCGCTTTTGCCTTGGCGTCATGGCCAGACTTATCCTTGACTGGATCGACCGGACCAGCCGCAGCGGCCTGGCGTTCACGATACCACGCGAAGTGGGCGGCGGCGCATTTACGCTTAGCCTCGTCACCCTTGGTCAGGATTGTCGCCGTCTCGTCAGCGGACTCGGTGGCTTTCAATGGCGTCGACAGGCACTTCACAACGGCCGGCGGAATATCAGGGAGCTTTGCCGGTGGGCTTGGCGGCGCTGCCACCACGACCGGTGCCGACGTCGCCTCTGGGGCCACCCCCGCCACTTCCCTGCCGGATAGCGTCGAGCACCCCGTCAGACAGACAACGAGGATCGCTGCCAGCCACGGGCCGCCGTTTCGATAGTTCGAATTCCAGATTGCGTACATGCCCCTCGATCTCCTCTGTCACTCGTTGTGCGGCTGCTACTTCGTCCAGAGCCGTCCTGGCTCGTGCTCGTTCAGTGGCCAGCTCGTGCTCGACCTGGACGAGGCGGACCTCGCTCAGGCATTCCTTGCGCCCGCGCAGCACCTGCGCTGCTTCCTTGGCCGTTGATGCCTCGGCGCGGGCCTTCGTGTACTGGTGCCAGCCGGTGAGCAGCCCGATGACGAGCGCCGGCAACACCAGCGACTTCAGCCACGGGCCAGCCAGCTGCTCGGCGAGGTGTGCGAAGATCCTCATCATGGGATCACCGCCACAAGTTCAGGCCGCGGCGGGCCGCATCCAACCGCGCCTTGATGATGCCGTAGCCCTTCGCCCACATCCAAATCCCCAGGCAGATCATCGCGACCCACCACCAGTGCTGGACCGACCACTGCATGGCCTCGATGACCGGGACCATGATGGATTTGGCCTGAGGAACCCAGCCGACCGCGTCCTTTATGAGCGGTGTCGGATCAACGGCCTCAGCCATGCGCACGGGCTGATCCACCGGCTGACTGGCCCCGCCGATCGCGCCGATGCCGAGCATGGCTGGTCCGAGGCGCTGGATGTTGAGGCCTGCCTGGGCCTCGGTGGAGCCACTCGCGACCAAGTCTTTGATGGTCATCTTCTCGCGCTCGGGCCGCCGGATGGGCTCAGCCGTCGCCAGGGCGGCGCGCGTGGCCGAACTGACCACCTCGGCCGGATCCAGCTGCTGGCCCGTAGCGGCGGCCCAATCGGCTTTGAATGCGGCAACAGCGCGCCGACACTCCGGGCCAAAGATGCCATCTGGCGTGCCACAGGCATAGCCCAGCTCGCGTAGACGGGTCTGGACGGCCTGCACCTCCGATCCTTGCGCACCGATGCCGATCTCGAGCGGAGACGGCAGGACAGCACCCTGGCCGAACACGGCCCATGCCCGGTCGAACCAGCGCTGCCGGCTCGGCCATCCATTCGGGTCTTTGCCGGAGTAGGGATTGCCGCGGTTGATCTGGTTCTGGATGGCTCTGAGGCAGTTGCGGTCGGCCAGCTCGCCGAGTTTGTAGCGCTGCCAGTACCAGATGCAGACCCTGAGCGAGATGCGCGGGTCCTCGATCTGCTCCGGCCGCCCTTCGAGGTCCACGCCAATGGCCTGCCCCGTCTCGCGATACCAAGCCCGGCCGGTGCCCTGGAACGGGCCGCCGCCGCGGTAGGTCCAGCCATCGCCCGGCTCGGTATTGCCGAGGCGTTGGCCAAGATCGCTCCAGCCGCCATAGGCCAGCTCGGCTATCTTTTCCTCGTCCTTGCCGCAGGCCATGTAGCGGGCGCGCGCCGGCACGCTCGATGACTGAAAGCGCTGCGGCCACAGCTCGCACATGCGCTCATAGCGCCACGTGCATTCCTCGCGCTCGATCGTCAGGCCGCCCGTCTCATGGCCGACGATGGTCATGAAATGGGCGATGCGCAGCGGCGTGTCGATGCCCTCTCGCATCATGTAGTCCCAGCTCGCCAACAGCGTCTCGACATAGGCCGCATGGATTTCCGGCCCATCATCGGCAACGCCGTTCGCGTCCGGTTTCTTGCGTGCCGGTGGTGGAGCGAACCGGTGCAGATCCTCGCGTGTCCATGGTTGCATGCTACTCGCCCCCTATTGCCTCGATTGCTGTGATTGCTCCGGCCACGATGTCGTCTACCGGCTCGCCCGCGACCAGTCGGACATTGGCTTCGATCTCGATAGCGTAGGCCTCCGATGCGATATGCGCGGCCTTGTCGTGCCGGCGAATGATCGTCGTGGCTGCATCCTCCCAACCCACGCCCATGGCCCGGCCAACACGCTCCATCAGAGCAAGCGGAAATTCTTGCTGGGAACGGGCGAGATGAGCCGCTTCGACCACCTGCAGGGGTGGGGCAACGCGGCAAATGGCTTGTCGTGATGCAGCCTGAATACGTTCGATGGGCGTCAGCACATTCAGCTCGGCTGCTGGTGTTATCGTCGGCGCCGAGCGCTGTGCAACCAGGCGCCGTTCCAGCGCTGTCATCCGGTCCAGCACGGCATTCGCAGCCAGTTGCTGGACCGGGCTCGGCGGCTCCGGGGGGAGGGGCTTGGATAGCTCAGCCAGTCGCTGCTCGATAGCTGCCATGCGCTCGGCCGTGTCGCGCGCTGCGTGACTGTCACCGGCAGGACGCCGCTCGCCCGGCTGGCGCATGAACGCCGGCAAGTCGAGGTTCTCACCGTCATCGCCGTCGCGCATCGGCTCGGTCGCAATCTCGATAATGCCGCGCTCGAGCGCGGCGATGCGATCAGCAATGCCGTCATCACGCACGACAGGCTCGGGTCGCGCGCGCTCCAGCGCATCGATCCTGGCGAACACATGCGAGAGATCGACTGGCGTGGATGGCTCCGGTGATTGCGCCAGGCCGCGGCTCATGATCGATCGGAGCGGTACCATTTCCTCGCTGCGCGAGCTCTCGCGCGTGATCGAGATCAGGTATCCGTCTGGATCGATGGCACCGTCCCGGATTTTCATCAATGCACCCGTGGCTCATCCAGGCCGTTCCCAGCCTTTTCAGGCTCCGCAAACACTGGCGGTGGATTGCCGTTGAGTAATGGGATGGCCGCTCCAACGACTTTCACACCCCACGCCTTGCCGACCAGCTCCTGCATCAGCTGACCGTTGATAATGACGGGCTCGCCGTTCTGGCGCAGCTCAGTTCCGTCGAAGGATCGCAAAACAGTCGAGAAATCGATTTTCATGTGTCCGGCTCCGTTTGTTAAAGCTGTTTCGATCAATCTCAAAGAGCAGTCACACGTCACGACACGGTAAAGGTTCCTGTCGCCGTAAAGGTGTGGATCGTGTAGCCGCCGCTGCTTGTGATCGTGCCGCCGGTCTGCTGCAAAAACGTGTCGAGATAGCGAATAACCACAACACCTGAGCCGCCCGCCCCGCTCGTGGTTCGCGTGGTGTTGGAACCGCCGCCGCCGCCGCCCGTGTTCGCCGTTCCGCTCACCGCCGCGACGGAACCGGACGCTTGCGCGCCAGCGCCACCGCCACCGGAGCCACCTGCCCCCAGCGTGCCCGCCGCTTGCGCCGCGCCGCCACCGCCGCCAGCATAGGTCACTGACGATCCGGATATCGAGGAGGCGGTGCCGGCGCCACCAGGGCCGGCAGCGCTCGCTCCGCCCGCAGTGCCGGCAGCCGTTGCGCCACCACCACCGCCGCCCGTGCCCTGGCTCAAACTACTACCAACCGCGCCGTTGTTGCCCTGCCCGGCTGTGCCCGTACCCGCCGTCGGCCCGCTGTAGCCGCAACCGCCACCCGAGCCGCCGTTGGCGCCGTTGCCAGACCCAGACGAGCCGCCACCACCGCCGCCCGTTGACGTGATCGTCGAAAACACCGAGTTGGCGCCACTACCTCCTACACCCGAGGTAACGGCCGTGCCGCCGGCGCCAACTGTGATCGAGTACGCCTGGGGTGTGACAGCGAACCCGGATGCTGTCCTGAAGCCGCCCGCGCCGCCGCCACCGCCTGGTGCGCCCGAGCCTGGCCCGCCGCCAGCGCCGCCGCCTGCGACGACGAGATATTCAACTGTCGTCGGCGCGCTGCCACCAGAGGCATGCGCTCCGAACCCGACAAGATGCGTCAAACTGAAACTCATGCCCACCTCGCATCGGCATTATAATCCAGCGGGATTTCACCGAGCGCCTCGATGCCGTTGGACCGAGCCCGCAGCGCTTTGATTCCCACCGCCAGATTGCGCAGCGCCACGGCTTCCTCGGCTTCGGCCTCGGTCAGCGTGCCTCCGTTAATGCGTTTGTCATTCAGCTCGTTCGCCCTCATGTTAGCGTTGCTTTGCTTGATTATGCATTCGATGATGTCAACGGCGCCAGTCAACGCAACAATGCGGCGCTGACATTCAGCCTTGATCGCGGCAACCTGCTCATGGATCGGACGGCGCGTCACCGTCCAGCGCCGCACTACGTCGGCGCCATCGACGACGTAGGTAAATGCCACTGTCTCTAAGTCGCGCACATGCTGCGGAGGCTCGGTCTCGACATAGGGCAGCCAGCGATAGCTGGGCTTGGTTTGAGCCAAACTCAGGTCGAATTTGTGATATTCATCGCTCGATTTGATAATGACGCCCTGAGCGTCAACAAGTGCGTAGCGCATTATGCCTCCGTTACGCGTCATTTGTGGCGTTGCTTGTAATCAGTATTTTGATGCCGATTAGGCGCGCGTCTCCGGTCAGATTGTCAGACGCCACTACGCGCGTGATCTCAAAGATCACGCCGTCATTCTCGGCGGGTGTGCCGCCGATCGTGATGGCGGCCGTTGCGTCAGCGATATGCAAATCGTTTTGCGCCAGCCATGTGTCGTCCACCACGACCGCCGTGCCAAATGTCGTATTCAAGCTGTCGTCGTTGCTGACAGCAGCCCCCGCCACGGACCAGCGCACGGTTTCAGTCGTAAGTCCTGCCGTATTGGTCCAGTAGGCGACCGCCGTAACGGTCGATTCATTCCACGACTTCGGCATGCCGATCATCGGCGTATGCGCATATTCCTGCGTCGTTGTGTCGAAATCGAATGTTTTGATGCTGACATCGTTCGATCCAGAATCGTAGGTGCTGGAGCCCGCGCCGTTCGTCGCCTTTGCCGTCATAGCCGCAGCAGGTATCCAGATCGTCTCAATGCCAGCGGTTTTGAGCACCGAGCCGGTGACAGCCGACGCGAGGTTGGTGTAGCTCGGCGTCGCCAAGAACGTCGCAACGCCGGTGCCGAGGCCGGAGACGCCGGTCGAGATGGGAAGACCGGTCAAGTTGGTGGCAACGCCCGACGCAGGCGTCCCGAGTGCGGGAGTGACTAGGGTCGGCGACGTTGCAAACACGAGCGCCCCGGTGCCCGTCTCATCCGTGACAGCCGTAATCAGATTGGCGCTCGACGGCGTCGCAAGGAATGTCGCCACACCAGTGCCTAGCCCAGACACGCCGGTGCTGATCGGCAATCCGGTCGCATTCGTGAGCGTGCCCGAGGTCGGCGTGCCCAGGATCGGCGTTACTAGCGTGGGTGACGTGGCGAATACGCTGGCGCCCGTGCCGGTTTCATCCGTCAGCAACGCTGCTAAGCTGGCGCTGGATGGCGTGCCAAGAAATGTCAGAGCGCCCGCCGCCGTGGTCGTCGTCGATGGCACGACACCGGCACCGCCGCCAATCACGATGGCATTCGCTGCCAGCGCGCCCGAGGAAGCCAGCACGCCCGCTGCCGTATAGGCGAGAACGCCGCCGCTGGTGCCTGCCGTGAGCGCCGTGCCGCCGTTGGCAACTGGCAACGCCCCCGTCACTTTCGTGGTGAGATCGATAGAGCCCGCCAGCATGGCGTTGGTGACCTTGGTGGCCCCGATAGCGACGACGCCCGCGTTGGTCATCGTGATATCGCCAGACAGCGCCGCTACGGCTGGCGTCAGCCCCGTGCGTCCGATCAACAGTTGCCCGTCGGTAGCAGCCAGCGTCGAAGTGCCAGCCGTCGCGCCCGTCGCATACATGACGCCGTTGGCAGTCATGCCAGACAGCGAGCCAGAGCCCGCATCGCCCGTGCGCGTGAACAGCACCGAAATCGGGTCTGCCGCCGTGAACGAGCCCGACGACTGCACATGCGTGACGGCAAGCTCGGTCCAGCCGACGTTGTCGGTGCTCGCGCCCGTGATGTTAAAAATGGCGTAATTCTGCGGCGCTGAGCTTTTCTTGATGAGCAACGTGCCGCGCATCGTGGTTGTCGAGCTGTCGTCCCAGGCCAGCACGAACGTGGACACATCCGGGTTTCCGGTATCGGCGGAGAGGTCCGACACGGCGACCGCCGTCACACTCGCCAGCGTGGCGTTGTTCAGGCGCAGATCACCCGTGCCGGGATCGGTCATGGACGTCGTCGAGTCGAACAACCAGCGAATCCCGGGGTCAGTGCCGTTCGTGCCGTTGGTGCCAGCCGCGCCAACATCACCGACACGCTCAAACAGCAGCGCCACGTTGACTGCGGTCAAGGTCGAGACACCCGAGACATAGGAGACGTTGACCGTGTCATAGCTGCCGTTATCGGTGTTGCTGCCCGAAACCGAAAACCGTGTGCGGTTCGCCGGAGTCGCCACGTCAATCAGCGTGAGATAGCCGCGCACCGTCGTCGTGCTGTCGTCCCATTGCGCGATAGCCGTCGCCTGAGAAACACCCAGGCGGTCGGTTTCGTTGATATAGAGCGCGGTCGCGCTACTCAGCGTGGCGTTGTTGGCGCGCAGCTTGCCCGTGCCCGGATCGGCCGCCGTCGTGCCCGTGTCAAATGTCCAGTCGAACGAATAGACACCAGCAGCACCCGTGGCACCAGCAGCGCCCGTTGCGCCGGTCGATCCCGCCGGACCTGTCGGCCCCGTTGCTCCCGTCGCGCCAGTTGCTCCCGTCGCGCCCGTTGCACCTGTCGCGCCCGCGTCGCCTCGTTCAATGACGAGCACCGCGCAGGCGTCGGCGTTGGCTATCGTGCCCGACGTGCTGACGTACGTAACCGGAATCGTCCAATAGGCGCCGGCGTCGGTGGCCGCCCCGGATATCGTAAAGGCGTGAAAATTTTGCGGCGCACTTTCCTTGGAGATTTTCACCCGCGCCCGCGCCGATGACGTGCTGTCATCCCACAGCGCGATGACGGCGGCCATGCCGCCGCCCGCGCTATCGGTCTCGCTAATGCTGAGCTGGGTAATAGATGCGATTGTCGCATTGTTGCCGAGCACTTTGCCCGAGCCAGGATCGCCGCTCGTCGATGTTGACCACCTATAGGGATAGGCAGCGTCTAAGCCGTCGGCACCCTGTGCGCCAACCGGGCCTTGCTCACTCTTCTGTGCCGCCAATTCCCAATAGCTATTGCTGGTCGTCGGGATTGTTGGCGGTGCATTGCCAGCGGCAGACGTGGCATTGACGTAAACCCACATACTGCCGTCGTCTTCGACCACATCGTTTTTCGCGTAGGTGGTCCCGACACCGTAAGCGCCACGCCATGTCAGCGTAGACGGCGAGCGAATGCCGGTTGATCGCGTCGGTTGCAGGGTTGTGACGGAATGCAAATTGCCCGGCTGAACGCCGCCTTGGCCCTGATCGTTGCCGCCGACGTAGCGCAGCTCATTCTCTGTCGTCAGTATCTCGAGGCCCCACACCTGCCAGTCGCCGACAGTTTGCCAAAGAGAGATGTTGTCTCGCACGCCCTGCACGATACCGAAGGCCTCGCCGGCCGGCGTCACGTTGGCGCTGTTCTTGCCGCCCTGATACACGTTATTGTAGCCGGCCGAGGCTAGGTAATGCCGACCACCGTTCAACGCTTGAACATAAACGACGCAGTACGTGTTGCCGCCACCGATCCGGCCATCGATCGAAAATCCGGTCGCCGACCCATTCGCAAACTGACCAGGCAAGTTCGGCTTAAACATCGTCTCGCGGTTGACTGCCGTTCCGTCGCCGTGCTGGCCATAGGCGTTATACCCGCACTGCCACCAGTGGCCGGTACTATCTACCGCACCGAGCATTGGGTAATCACCACCGCCAGCATGGATGGACAGCAATGTTTCTGCAGCGATCGATCCGGCCCATGCTTGAAACGTGGTCGTAGCAGCGCCCAAAAGAGCCGTGCCGTCACCGTTGCCGTAGTAACGACTGCCGGCCACTTTAGCCAAGCCATCAATCAACAACGCCGAGATCGCGCGGGAGCTATAGCCCGTAACCTCGATCTGATCGACCCCAGTCTGATTGACGCCAGATCCAACGCTGGTTTCCAGCATTGTCGGCCACGCGAGCGCGGCTGTGCTGCTGTTGCCGTGCGCGCCCTCAGTGCCCGCGCCCCACCGACACGCGGTGCCGTTCGTGAACAGCACCCAGACCGGCGTGTAGATGTTGCAGCAGGATACCTCGGCAACACCGGCAAGCGACACCAGCGTCGAAAATTTGACGGTCGTCGGGGTCGTTACGTTTGAAGTGCTGTTGTTTCCCTGGGTGTATGTGGCACCTGAGTATCCGCAGCCATAAAGCGTGCCGGTAGATGACCGCGCGAACCAGAACCCAGGCGATGCAGCCGAGCCGACGTTGGCCTCGGTCCACACCTTGTCGATCTTGATGCCGGCCAGCCCCGCGCAGCGCACGAAGTCTGTTCTGTCGGTCGTGCTCGCGTCGCCGATCTGGCCGTAGGTGCTTTTGCCAATGGCCCAGAGGTTGTTCGTTGCCGCATCAGTCTGCAACAGCAGGTAGTCGGTGCCCGCATAGAGCGCTTCGATCTCACCATTCGTCACGGCATCCCAGGGGATCTCGTAGGGCCCCCAGGAATCGCCAGCCCGGTCAAAGGTGAAAGTGGTGGCGTCACCCATAACGACAACGCGGTTGTCGGCCGTCCAGTGCGCGCGCCAGCGTGCGCCGCCGTGTCCATTGGTGATGGCCATGCCAACGATGCGACCATCGTCCGTGGAAGACCCGTCGCCCGATGAGGCGCCGTCCTCTACAGTCCAGACCGTCCCGTCATAGTGCCACTCTGCGTCCGTATCGCGCGCGAATGCTCGCCACCCCCTGGCTGGAGTCTTGTATGTCCAGGCACCGGCAACGGCATACGCGATCTTGCCAATCTGGGCAGACCATGCCCCCGATGCCCCATACGGGACCAGGTAGGCCTCACCATTGACGATCGTGGGCGGAGTCGTGGCAGTCGCACTCTCGACCACCCACTGGCCAATATCGCGCAACACCGCGGCGCCGTTGGCCTGGTTGTAGGCGGCAATGATCGTGTTGTGACTGAGTCCACCATGACCAGCCGTCATCTGTGAGCCGGTAACAGTGTCCTGCGTGGCGAGGTCGCCCAGCTCCAGCGCGGCGCGTGCCTCGCCGGCATCGTCAACCTGTACCAAGGCTGCGCCGAACGCTGACGTGGGAAGCGGTGTCCCACCCGGACCGCCCAAGCTTCCTGTCGTCGTCGAGCCTATCGAGACTTCACCGCTCGATACCTGCAGGACGGGCACGGAATCGTCAGTCGCTGGTAACTCCAGGTCGCCATCAATCTCGAGATGGCGTGGAACCTTGATTGATCGGCGCACATCATCCCGGATTTCCTGCAAAATCTCGGTGATGCGATCGAACGTACTCTCGTGATCGGCAGCCGCGAAGTCGCCGCCCGTGGCGAAATCGGTCTCTTGTGCAATGGGTTGCTCGCGCCAGATGGCGAGTGAGTAGCCGGACGGAAGCGCCCCGTCGATGCGGGTCAGTGTCCCCGACGATGGGCCACCGGCAATATTGTAGTTGGAGCCGAAAACAACAACAGTTTCAACGCCATCGTCATCGACCTCGATGGCGTGGATGTGGCTGGTGGAGCGATAGTAGATCGCATCGTCGCCGTTCGCGATCGGGAATACGGAAGTGGAGCCGTCTCCGGAGTAGATCACGCTCGGAGTCTGGGCGGCGATCGTCATGCTGATTCCCCAACGCAAAACACGTAGCCGCGCCGGGGGTCGCAGCCCCAGACGACTAGCACGTGCCGATGATGATTTGAAGTGTCGTCTGAACTACTTCACGCGGATGCGGCGGCTTCCCGAGACGCGCTCAGAGCCAGCGTCGCGCCAGCCCTCAAGCATCTCGTCGCGCAGCACCGGCCAGCCCTCGACCGTCTCTTTCCAGTCTGGGATGCGCACCTTCTGGAAGATTGTCGTACCGGAGGAGCCGCGGCTGACGCGCAGATCGAACTGGTTGGCCAGTTCCATCGATATGCTGGCCAGCAAGTCGATGGCCGGCTGAGGATCACGCAGCTTGCGAGTCGCGAACTGCTTATGCCTCAGCGCGATCAAGGCGTTTTCTGTTTCGATCGCGGCAAGCGTGTTCAGCACGTCGCGCGCCGAGTCGGCCTGCTTGGGCGTGAGCTTGATCGGCACCGGTTCCGTCCGGCTGCTGCTGTCGACCAGTCGCTCGGTCAGGATGTCGCCTTGCAGGCCCTTGACCACGCGCAGCATGTCACGGGCCCGGTTCAGCGGGTGCGCGTTCTTCTTTCGGTTGCTGGTTTGCTGCTCGATGACCGCATAGGCGCGAGCCTCGTCGCTCTCCAGCGTGGCCAGATAGGCGTTGGCCTGTGCCCGCCCGTTCTGATCGACGAGGCCGAGCTTCAGGTAGTGCTCGTAACCCTTGGCGGCTCGGATATAACCGTCGCCCTGCTTTCCCATCACCTCATAGTAGGCGCCGTGCGCGTCAGAGGCCCGGTCAGGATCGATCTGGAAGCGCTGCACCATCGTGCCGATCAGCGGGTACTCGATGATATTGCCGGTGCGCGGACCGTTCGGGCGCGAAACATTCGATGTCTTTTGGATGTCCTTGCCCCAATAGCCGAGCCCAGATTGCAAGGCGTAGTCGATAATAGCCGGCGTCAACTCGAACTTGTTCTGGAAGATAGCCGATCCGACCTTTTCGACAGGCTTCTTGGCCGTGCTTTCGTTGACCATGCGCGACAATGATATCGCGAAATGCGATGCATAGGCACCGAACTGTTCCTGCGGCGGCAATGCCTGCATGTGCTCCGAGATGATCGACCGCTTGGACAGGCTGTTGTAGTTGGCACCGATGTCGCGCCACATGCGCACGGCTTGGGGAACGAGTGGCGGAGACAGCGAATCCCACAGCCCTTCGTTCACCCGCTCCCAGAAATTCGGATCGCCCTTCGTTTGCGCATCGATGGCGGCCTCGATGAAGATCGACGGGATGGCCAGCTCGAACGCCTTGGGGATCTGATACCACTCGCCGTTGATCTTGACCGGCTGGGCCTTGTTCTTGATGCGGGCGTTGATGCGCCGGTACTCGTCGTCATCGCGATAGAGCGCCATGAAGCTCAGCAGCACGCCCGTATAGAGCACGAGATTGGTCCAGGCCATGGCCGACGTGGCCAGCGCTTTCTCGGAATCGGCCGACAGAGGTAGGCCGTTCTGCTGCTTGTAGAACGGGGCCAACAGTTCGCGAACCGAATCGACCCGAGCAGCGGCGTGCGCCAGAATTGCCGCCGTGACCGTGCCAGCGATGGATCCGGCGATGGGCCCGCCGACGAGCGTACCGAGCGCACCGGCCACAACGATGGCGCCACCCATCTTCGCGCTCGACAGTTCCTTGCCGCGATCGGACAAGGCGAGGAACGTCCGTTGGGCCTTGTCGAGGCCCTGGATCTGAGCATTGAGAAACGGCACCAGCTTAGCTGCAACCAGCATGCGTGATCCGTGTCGGCCGAAGTCGATCAAGTCGCGGGCAACGAATGCTGCCTCTTGTGCGGCTTGGTAGGGCGTGAGCGAGGGATTGTAGGCAAGCGCCGCCTTGTATGCCTGAGTGAACACACCAAGGCGCGTGGCCGTTTCCGACATATCCGAGAGGTAAGCCAGATTCGCGAACCACTTTGATGGACTGCCGCTCTGATGCGTGGCCGCGCCGACCATCGCGCCAGACATGGCACCAGCCGGGCCCATCATCATGCCGCCGGCAATGCCACCAGCCGCCATACTCAGCCCCATGCTCAGCGGCTTGATTTGAAGCCCCTTGGCCTTCAGTGCCATCACGTCGACCTTGTCGCGCGCAGCGGACAGCGCAGCCACGTTCTGGCCACCCATCAGGCCGGCTACCTCCTGGTAGAGGCGTGCCATGTCGGTCTGGGCCACCTCGTGGTAGAGGCCGCGAGCCTGCGTGATGATCGGCCACGTGCTCGGGTGCATGATGCTGCCCGTCAAGGTCCAGGCAGACACCATATCGCGAAGAATGTTGGTCGCGATGAATGCCGGATGGGTCGTGACGCCCATGCGCAGTAGTGTCGCTGGCTTCGCAATCATGTCGATCATCAGCGACGACATTTCACGGCCAATGCCGTTCAACGTCTCGACCACGCCGGCTGCAAATTCCGGATCGTTGATCCGGATCATCTTGCGATCGCCATTCTCCCAGTACGGGATCAGCAATGGACGTTTGGCGCCAAAGCTGCCGGGTGCCCACTTGAGCAGTAGCTGCGTATCGGTAAAGTCGTGTTCGATGCGCTTGATCATCTCATCGGCATCGTGCGCGTCATAGCCGAGCGACACGAGATGCTCGCGAAGCCTATCGAACTCGGCCGCCGACGCCTCGACGATCTCGGACTGATCGACCACCTCGGCAATGGCCGATCCGCCAGGCCCGACACGCTCGGCCAGGGCCTTGAGTGACAGGATCACCTCGTTGTAGTGCGTCGCCGCGGCACGGTGGAACGTCTGGTCCATGATCGTCTCGATCGGATGGATGACGTTGCGATCCGAGCCGAGGAACCGCTTGTCCTTCGAGAAGCGCTTGATGCCAGCCCCGCCCGGCCCGGCCGCGTCAGCATCCACGTCGGAAATGTCGCGGGCGAATGGCACATACCAATCCTTGCGCGTGCGGCGGTAGTCGACCTCCGCTTGCGTCAGGCGGCCGGCCTGCTGGTCGTGGAGCACCTGCTGCCACTGGAAGTCATAGACCATCTGAGCCGCGTCTTTGAATGTCGGGTTCTCGCTCTCCAGCCGCTCGATGCGCTGCTCGTGGATGTCCTGGCTGATGGCGTGGGGGTTGCGCTGCATGCCGTTCTTCTTCGTGTCGGCAAGCTCGGCGCTCAGTTCCCTGGCATAGGTGTCGATCCCCTTCAGGCGGTTGGCTGCATCCTCGGCCTGGGCCTGTAGCTGTTCGAGCATATTGCCCTGTGCCGACTCGCCGATCTCCCGCTCGTCTCGATCCGCAGTCACGCTTTCCATGCGGCGGACGGCATCGGCCTGCTTGCGCTCCCACATCGCAATCTGGCGCTGCTTGCGGCTGATCAGAGATTGCCGCTCATCCGAGTTCATGGCCGTTGCCATCTCGGCGCCGGCCAGCTCGTCCTTGAGTTGGTCCAGGCGCTGGCCGATGTCGGCAAGCTCTTTCTCGGCTGCGGATGCCGAGCGCTGCCGGTCCTGGACCAGCGTCGCATCGCCGATCTGGCGCGAGATCAGGCGCTCGACCCGATCGGAAAGCTTTCGCGACAGGTCGGCAAGCGCCGGCCGAACCGCGTCGATGTTAGAAAGCTTTCCGGCAATATCGGCGATCTTGTACTGCTTGGCCGTCCAGACCTTCCATTCCTCGGCCGCGCGCCGGCTTTCCAGATAGACACCGAACGACTGGTGCTTGCCAAGCGACCACGTCTTGCCCATGGCCAAGCTCAACGCATCATGCAGCGATGGCGAGCGAAACGACGTGTCGCGATAGTTGGGCATGCCGTCCTGAATCCAGCGCAGCCCGGTCTTGAAGCTGTCGCCGATCGAACGCATGAGCTTGTACGGGTTTTCGTGCACGGCAAGTGAGATGGCCCGGCCCTTGTCGTCAGCCTTCAGATTCTCGTCGGCGCGCGCCAGGAATTTACTGACGGCCAGATACCACTGGTGGTTCTGATCGACGCCAGCCTCATAGACCGCATGCGAGAATCCACTGATGGTCCGTGATTGCCCGATGCTCTCGTAGAAGTCGCTGAACCGCTTCGTAAAGCTGTTGTCAGCCTCGCTCTTGAGGTTGGCATGTGCCCGTTCCAGATCGGTGGCGCGAATGTAGTCCTGCCATTCCTGACGCGATTGCAGCAGGTGCAACCGCTCGATGGCCTCCAGGATTTCAGGTCCGTGACCGTCCAGGAAGTCCTCGAACTCGGCCAGAAAGTTCGGTGCCATTTGCTGCACGTGATCTGGGCGCAGGATGTAGTCGCGGAAGAAATTAGCGAAGCCTTCCGATAGCTGGTTGCCCTGCTGTGTCGACAGCGCCTCGAGTTCGGCCCGGTGCCGCATTTTGATGTGCGCCAGATCGGTGCCGAACAGACGCTCGATGTGGTGGCCGCCCTCATGCGCCACGTTGTCGATGTCGGTGGACAGGCGATAGCGCTGAGTGCCCGTCAGACGGTCGTACTGGCCGGCAACGAACTGGGTTGGCCGGAACGTCCTCGACTTCTTGCCGGTTTGTACACCCTCGACAGTCAAGCCATAGAGGCCCTGTGTCGCATTCATGCCGAGCACGTCCTTCAGATTGGCGATGATCTCGGTGATGGGCTTGACCTTACGGTCGCGACCCTTGCCGAACATGAACTGCGGCGCGGCACCTCCACCACTGCCACCGTTATCATCGGCAATGGCCTGCTCCAACCCGATGAACTGCCAATTGCCACGGCCATCCCTGGCCCAGCCGGTGGACAGGAATATCTCGATCTCGGGAGAGCCATTGCTGGCCATGTCACGAGCTACGGCAAACGTGTCAGGATCGGCCGTGGGCTCATTTGGCATGGCTGTCTGACTGTCGTCGAACGCTCTGATGGAGAACAGAGGCATTCCGCCGAGCAGCTTCGTGACCGTGTTGGCGTAGTCGACGACGCTTGCCATGCTAGAGCCCAGGCTGACGCCGAGGCCATCTTGATCGGCCCGCGCCACCAGTTCGCTCGCGCGACGCGCAGCACCGCGAACGACGCCGAACAGCACATCCATGCGTGACTGAGCCAGCGCCTCCGGTGGAATACCGCGACGCAACTCGATCAGGTACTGTAGCCTGTCCGGCTCGTTCGCTGCTTCCATCGCAGCAATCATCCTGTCCAGTTGTGCCGGACCAATCCAGGCACCATCGAACATCGGCCCGCCATTGACGTGATGGGCAACACTCTCGCCATTGCGCTTCTGCCAGTAGCGATAGGCATCCTCGCTCAGCCAGCCATTGGACGAGACGACCGTGCTCAGATCACGCTCGACCGCATCAAACAGGGCCGAGCTGACACCGCGACCGAGCATCTCGTCTTTCACACGGATGCTGGCCACTTCATGCCGACCCATCGCGTCTCGACTGAGCACGAGCGAAGCCACACCATCGCCAATGCTGTAGGTGCGCAGTTCCGTGCCATCCTCGTTCGTGCGGATGCTCACACTGCCGGACATGCCTGCTGCCGAGAATGGCTGCTGCGTGGCTGGGCGTTGAACGGACGAGCCGAATGAAAATGAAGGTGTGCCACCCCACTGCTCCAGCACTGCCTGTCCAGCCGGCACATACAGGGCCAGAACCTGCGCTCGCTGCTCGAGTTGTTCCGGCGTGGTCAGGGACTTGATTCGATCACGCAGCACGCCATCGGTCATGCGTGCGCGAATACCGGACACCTCGGCCCGCTCGAACAGGTCGGCAAGATCATTGAAGCCGTACTTGTTCAGCACCGTCTTGATGGCCTGCATGATCTCGACCATGCGAGACAGCAAGGCATCGATCGCCGCGCCATAGCGGGTGCCGGACGACCAGTCCTGCGCCATCCGAGCAACGCGCTCCTGGTTCAGGCGCTCGACCACGAAGTCACGCACATCGCGCATGTCATTCATGCCCATGCGCCGAGCCTGCAGATAATAGGTCGTAGCATATTCTGGCAATGCGGGATGGGATGTACCATCGGGGCGCAATGTTCGGATCTTCTCGTCGATCCCGATCTTGGCCGCCCGGTCAAGCAAGGACTTCCATTCAGCCGCTGTGAACGCGCCTGCCTCACGCAAGGCATGCACCGTCTCGTGCCATGCGCCACCGCGCGCCGTGTCTGGTCCGTACGCCAGCGTAACAGCCAGCAAGCGGCTGCCGTGCTCGTAGAAGCCGACCGGCTCGCCCTGGTCCTGCTGAGCCAGATGATCCGCCACACGGATTGCCACGTCGCGCGGGGCCATGCGCGCTATCTCAGCCTCGATGTCAGCGACGATCGCGGCCTTGCGCTCAGCGTAGCCAGGCCGGAATGAGCCGAGATTGCCGATCTGCGATTCCGCGGCTAGGCGAAAGAGGGGCTGGCCTTCCTCCATGACCGAACGCTTGACCGCCTCGGTCAGCGGGAATAGCGTGAAGCCCTTGCCAAGGCCAGTCTTGCCGCTTGGGCTGTCAAGAGTCTCGATCCTCTCGGGGGAAGGAGATGCCTTGTCGATCTTGGCGATCAAATTGCGAAGGTTCTTCGGGACAATGCCTTCGATCGCCGAGTTTTGAGCAACAAGCCGCTTAGCCGCCTTGAGGCCGGCTGCGTGCTCTTCCGCGGAAACACCGGAGGCGGCACCCTTCTCCAGTCTTTCAAGTTCACTCTTGTAAACTTTCAGTTGTTTCGGCCTCTCGGCTCCGCCATAGAAGAACCGCATGCCAGCGTCGTCACCCGGATTATAGGACAGCACCGTATCGCCACTCGGGATGGCAATGTAGTCAGCCCCTGCCTCACTGGCCTGACGAATGGCACGGCGAAGGACAGTGTTAACCCACTGGTCAGTGGTGTTGACAAGGGGATTGCCGGGGGAACCCGCTTCGGCAGTGGCAAGTTCAGCGCGAAGAAGACCTTGCTCAGAAATGGCGACATTCAAGTCAGTTGGCAGGCCGGTCGGATCGAGTTTTTTGATACGGGCCAGGAAGCTCCGCACGTGGCCGGGAGGAATATCCTCGTATCGCGTTGCGCCAACGCTGTTTGTGAGGTTAGTCCAATCCATGCGCGACCTGTGGTCGGCGGGCAAGTCGGCAAGGTACTCGTCAATGTACGGCTTCGCCTGCGCCCGAAGATCGCCGACGCGATCATCTGCTGCTTTGGCCTTCGCCTTTAACTCAGCGATCTTCGCCTCGTCCCTGACGCCGCCATCGCGCAGATTCTGGCCCCAATCAGACTGAATCTGGTCAATCGTGAACACTGGCTTTCCACGATGCGTCGTCATAGACGTCATCATGTGGCCGATGATGTTGGGCTCGGGGAAATGACCAGATTGGAAGTTGCTGGCCTTGATCTCCTTCAATTCAGAAAGAAGTGCGGCATTCTCGCTTCTCGCTGCACGCAACGGTGCAAAGTCGGGGGTTGCCCGCAGATCCTTCGCCTGCTCGCTTATGTCATAAATGACGCGCTGATTTTCTTTCATACGCGCTTCAATTTCCTGCGCGCGTCGAGATTCCGGCAGATGCAGGACTGTCTCTCTGTATGTGGGGTTGGAAGAGTCGAGAGAGTGACGGGCCCACTTGGTCGGGCCTGCTGCGCCAGACGGAACGGTGCTCGTTTCCGTGTAGGCTCCGCCACCGACAAGATCATTCATCATGTCGTCGTCGACTAAACCTCCGCCCAAGTCTTGCGTGTCGGTGGTTCCGTCGATCTGACCGCCATACTGCACTTCCTTCACCTGGACTCTATTCTCTTCCAGGAATTTGACGATTTCGGATTTAGTGACTTGTTTCAACGACGCCCGGCGGGGAGGAGACGCAGTGCGATCACCCTGGGGCTTCCATTCCCCAACAAAGGTGTCGCTCATGCGATCTTGCCCAGGGACAAGGGGGCGCATTTCGAGCGTCTCGATCACACCCTCTTTTGCGGGGGCCAGCAACTCACCAAGTTTTGTGGCTTCGATCTCTGCGTCCTTGACGCCAGCAGATTTGAGCTGTGCCAGCATTTGCTCTGGCGTGCCCTTGGCTTGCTTGAGCCCACGCGCTGCTTCCAGCGCCTTGCTGTAGTAGCCGAGTGCATCAAGATCGCGACGCATGGACTGGCCTGTGCCAGCATCCGGCGAGGATGGGCCACCGAACATGAACTGAGGTGTGCTGGTGTCGTCAGTGACTGGCGCCTGAGATGCGCCGGCAGTCAGCTGGCTAAGATCGGCCTCGGCTTTGGCGATCTCGGCCTGGGCTACTTCTTCTTGGGAGCCTTGTGCGGCTCCGCTTCGTTCACCGCCGCGAGCAACCACTGGTCGTCGATCCACTCCATCCACTCGGGGGTTCCCCGAGGTGGCTCCGGCCCGAGGCCATAGTCCCTCGATTTCCAGTCCAGGAAGCCCGGCGACTTCCCACCGGTCGGCTCGCTCGTTGAAGGTGACTTTGGCGGTTTCATTGACCCTCCGATCCTCCTCTAGTATAGCAAGAAGCTTCGGAATGTTCGAGTCTGTTAGGTCGAATTCCGTCGTCGGAACTGCACGGCCGGTCTTCCTCCAGCGCATGACTGCGCGTTCCATCGCCAGCGCCTTTGGCACAGACACATGAACCACCGTGATCTGATAGCCATTGGCCGAGAACTGATCGACCAATTTATTGATACTGCTGCTGGAAGATCCAAGCTTTTCAACGATTATATTGCCGCCAGCGCTCACCATGCGCGCGACAGCATCCTTCATCATATTCGAGGCTTCTTCGTGCACGCCTCCGGAATTTTTGCCGTCGTCATATTCCGGGATAAGCAGCTTGGCATCGTCGCCGACCATGTGGGCCGCGCCGTGCCGTTCACCAACCTTCTTGGCAATGGTCGATTTGCCTGACCCTGGCATTCCCAGAAGAATGAACAGCTTGCGCTCGTTCTTCTGCGCGCCTCCGGGAATCTTCTCGATCGCATCGTCAATCAGGAATTGAACGGCGTTGTCGTATCCAACGATTTCGCCCTGCGGCGTGTTGTAGGTACGCGCCGCCTTCCATTCTGGCGAGCCATAGCCTGGCTGTTTTTCCGTGTCCCGGCTCATGTCGGCAATGGTGGCCCGCGTCCATTCCTCGCTGTTCAGCGTCTGACGAATCGCGGCTTCGCGCTCGACATAGTCGGCCTCGGTGAACTTTTCCGGCGCCATCAATGTCCGATAGTAGGCAAGGAATTTCTGCCACTCCTGGCCGAGATAGGCTTGACCGCCGGCACTCGGATCGACAGGAGCCTTCTGCGAGAATGCGAAGTATTCCTTGTTGGCCCGATAGCGCGGCAACGACAGGCCGGCGCGCATCAGCGGAATCGCAGCCAAAGCCTTCGATGTCTTGCCGACACCATCCGCCCAGACATGATCGGTCATGTTGGTGCGCCACTCGATCCAGGCTGCGGTCTCCACCGGATCGGCATTCTCATCGTCGAGGCGCGCGGCAAGCTCCTCAGAGAATTGCTTGTAGGCAGCAGGCAAGTCTGCCACGCGCGTGTATGGGAACTTGTCGCTGTCGTCCTCGCGATAGAGAGCACCTTCCTTCAGAATGCCGCGATTGATCGCCAGTGCGATCTTGTCCAATTCCTTGGCAAGTTCCGACGGCTTCAGAAGGGCCATCTGCTCGCGGCGCCGGTAGATGTCGGAGATCACACCCTGGAAATTCTCGACTGCGGAACGGGCGGCGAGATCCCCAGTCAGGCCTTCGGCCATCTGCCCGGCTTTGCCAACTGAGGCGCTGATGTCGACGATGCCGGCCGCCGTCCTGGACGTGGCCTTGAGATTGGCCATGCCCTGTTCGACGTAAGCAGCCTCTGCCTTCGCATCATCGGGTGACTGCGTCTTGCCGAACTTGAGCACGCCCTCTAAGCGCTGCAGGCGCCTTGTTTTGCGGCGCAGTTCATCTGCACGCGGGAACGGTGTTGGCTGTGCTGCCTTGTCCAGGCCCGGCAGTTCCGTTTCCCAGCGCGCTATCCTGCCGCGTTGCATCTCGATGTGCTCGGGGATGGCGGCCACCATGCGCTCCCAGCGACGCACAAGCTGCACCGGATCGCTGGTCTCCGTGATCAGGAACGAGTCCATGGGGCTGTAGTCACGAACACCGACGATCTCGGGCTTGACCAGGATGCCATCGCTGGTGCGCTTGACGATCGCCTTCATCTGGAAGCCGGAGATGGTGCCGATCTCGCTATCAGATCCGTAACCACCCCAGATTCTCGACCCAACGCCATGCAGATAGCCGCGGATCGCCTCGCCCGCCTTCTTGCGCTCCTTGAACCCGACGGGCCCGTCCGTGCCAACATCCAGTGTCACGCTGAACTTGTCGCCGGCCAGGTCCGTGACCTTCAGCGCATCTTCTTCATATGGGGCAAGATCAGCCTTGCTCTTTTCATTCATCGACCGGATCGTCGCGGCATTGGCTGCGGCGGCCTTGTGGCTCCGAACGTGGCCGCGTTCGGCCACCTGGAGCTGGCGCACCTCGCGCGACAACTCGGCATGCTCCATAATCAGCGGATTGCCGGTTGCTGCAGCTTTGAGCTCAGCCGCTTCTGGCAACGGCGGGTTGATATCCTCAGCATTTCGCACGCCGAGCGCACCAGCGAACATTTGGCCAATAAAGATGGATTTGCGGTCAAGCAGCTGCCACCGGTAGGCATCGAACGAGCGCTTGGTGATGTAGCGCAGAATGCGAACTTCCGGGTTCTTGTTGCCCTGCCTGAGAATTCGGCCGTCGCGCTGCTCAACATCGGCTGGCTTCCACGGGGCATCGAGGTGGTGCATGGCGATCAACTGGCGCTGGACGTTGGTGCCAACGCCCATCTTGCCGGTCGATCCGAACAGCACACGCACCTCGCCGTTGCGCACCCTCTCGAACAGCTTGGCCTTCTTGTCATCGGTGTTCGCGTCGTGAATGAACGCGATCTGATCGGCGGGAATGCCCTTCTCGATCAGTCGGACCTTCATGTCCTCATAGAGATTGAACTTGCCGACCAGCATGGCCTTTGCTTCAACCTCGGCCTCGTCAACCTCGGCTTCAACCTCGGCATCCTCACTCGTCCCGCGCGCCTCATCGAGCAACTCGCGACGGATTACATCGGCGATGTCAGTATCGACTGTGGCGCCAGATGTTCCAGTCGCTGGCGTGACCGTCGAACGCCTACCCCTTGAGCCAGGAACGCCCATGTCTAAAAAGACCAGCTGCGCCTTGTTGGGCGCGGCCGGATCGACGTTGCCGTCCTTCCAGATGTCGAAGATATTGCTGACCGCTCGACCGATCTTGCCAGTCGGATTGAACGGCGCGGTTGGATCTACCAAGCGCATGTCGGTTGCGAGCTGAATGCCCTTGGTGAACAGGGAAATGAACGGCGCACCCTCGCCCGGCTTCTTTCCCTTGGCCTCCTCCATCTCCTCGATCAGGCCTTGGATGGCCGATTCTTCGGTTTCGGATAGATCAACCTCGACAGCTTCGATTTTGCCCCCCTTCAGATTTGGGCGTGGCAGCTTCAGCATGTCAGCGGTCTGGGTATCCATGACCTCGCCGACGAGGCTCATCAGTTCTGGCATGTTGACGAACTGAGAGAACGATTCCGTATCGACCCAATCGCGGGAATTCGATGACAGCTCGGATTTGGTGACGATCTTGCCGAACGTGCCGGCCCACGAATCGAATTGATGCAGGCCATACTTGCGCAGCATTGGCCCCTGCAGATAGCGCTGCATCGTGTAAAGCTCGGCCATCGTGTTGGATACTAGCGTACCCGTCATGAACACAGCTGACCGGCCCGGCCGACTCTTTTCCAGATGCCCCATCTTCACATAGAGATCAGTGGCACGCTTAGACTCGCCCTTGTTCGAAATGCCCCTCACGCGACCATGACGAGTGGCGAAGTGCAGTGATTTGAACGTGTGGGCCTCGTCGACGAACATGAAATCGACACCCAGCTCCTCAAACGTTACGCCGTCGTCCTTCGACTCCTCGTCAGTCAATCTTTTCAGCCTGTTCTCAAGGCGTTTCTTGGCTTTTTCCAGATCCTTGACGGTCGGCGAATCTTCGCCCTCGTCTTTGGCTGCCTGATCTTTGGCGTCGAGCAAGTCCTGAATCTGCAGCTCGTAGTATTCGCGATACGTATCAGGCGACATGCCGACACGCGTGAACGCCGAGTGCGTGATGATGATGCCGTCCCACGTGTCGGAAGCGACCTTGGCCGCAAACTCCCGGCGCCGATCACGGGACATCTGATCCTTGGTTGCAACCAGCAGCTTGGCATTCGGATAGGCTTGGTAGAACTCCGTCGAGAACTGCTCCAGCATGTGGTTCGGAACGACGAACATCGGGCGCTGCACCATGCCCAGACGCTTCATCTCCATGGATGCCATGATCGCCGTCCAGGTCTTGCCGGACCCGACAACGTGATTGAACAGCGTGTTGCCGCGCTGGATTACGCGCCAGATTGCATTGACGCGATGTGGCAGGAGATTGATCGTGCCTGTCGTGCCGTCGGGGAACGTGACGACACGGGCAAGCCCTGGAAATGTCAGATGCGAACCATCGTACTTCTGCGGCACGATGCGATTGAAGGTGTGATTGTAAAGCTTTTCGAGTCGATCGGCCCGCTGCATGTCTTCCCATGCCCAGCCGTCAACGCCAAGATCCGAGTTGCCTGAAAACAAGTCTCGAATGGCATCGATCTTAGCACGCGCCTCGGCTTCTGCCTCGGGGACGCGCACGCGGGTTTCGCCTTCCTCGCTCTGGACTGTATCTGTAATCACGACCGTATTGGAATTGAGCGCATAATCCAGTATCTGGACAAGATTTTTTCGCGCTGTTCCGTAAGTATCGTTTGCCGCCAACGGGAAGTGACCAGACAGAACATTCCAGCGCGCATTGGCCTCGTTGTAGACGAGCTCGACGCGGTGGCCTCCCAGCTTTTCCTCAAGGAATTTTTCATAGACCTCAGCTGGCACCCATGGGGCGCCAAACGGAATCGTGATCTCAGACCTCGTGAGCTGTTCCGGCTGCACCTTTTCGAGAGATTCGACGTTGCGTCGATACCGCATAGGATCAAGCTCGGCTGCGATGCGCGCTTGGTCCAGTTTTTCGACGACATCGCCAGCCAGATACTCGGCATTGGTCTGCCAGATCTCGCCAGCCGGGTTCTCAAACACCTGATCGTCGAGGGACGCAATGGCCTCAGCTTGGTTGAGCCCGAGGCGCTTAGCGATCAACGGCATATCAACCTTGCCGGTCTCGTTCAGAGAAACGGCCAGGGCATCCGACGGCCCCGTGATGGCCGGTGTCTGGTAGGAGCCGACGATATCCTGATTGAAGATTGCCGCCTTCTTCGCGGTATCGGACTTCTCGTCGTAGACCTCGACCGCAGCCACTTTGAAAGCGTCTGGATCTTCCTGGAACAGCGACAATGTCGGCTTGCGCCGGATGACAACCTCTTTGCCATCCTTGCGCGTCTGCTTGGTCACGATCGTGCGATTGATCGGCCCGTACCTCTCGACAAAATCATCATAGGCCTTGCCGAGCGCCTCCCGGTAGTCGTCCATACCAGCGCGATCGCCGCGCGCCTGCTTGGCCAGCATGTCATTGACGATGCTACGCAGGCCTATGAACCCGCGAACCTTGGCAGCAGCTTCCTTGCCGAAATTCTGTGGCTCGCCAACACCCTGCACCTTCCGATAGAGCGTGCCGTCCTTTTCGTAGAACGAGCCTTCCTTGATGCCGTCCGTCTCGGTATCAACATCCTGGCGCGGCTGATCGACGGCGGCAACGCCACGCGGGATCATGGAGCCGGCCGGAATGTTGTCGGCGATGGCGTTGACGACCTTCATGCCGAGGCCGTCCGTAGAGCCGATCAGCACCGGCTCGCCCTTGCCGTACATCTTGCCAATCAGGCGCATCTTGCCGAGCATCATGTCGGGATGGGCCGCGAAGTAACCGTTGATGTCGGTCGCACCTTCCGGCGTCTTCACTTCAGACAGCGTGCGCCATTCCGGATTGCGATCTGGCTCGCCCTCCATCTTCTTGCGGAAGAAGATGATATCGGTGGTCACGTCCGTTCCGGCATTGGCCTTGAACGCGCCCTGGTTGCCGCCCGGCAAACGCACGGCGCCGAGGAACGTACCGCGCCTGTCCATCTCGCGCCGCGCCATCGTGCCGGCCTTGTCGAGCGTGCCGCTCGACGTGATGAAGGCAACGATGCCACCAGGCCGAACCTTGTCGAGCCCCTTGATGAAAAAATAATCGTGTAGCGTGAACTTGTTCTTGTAAGTCGGATCGTATGGACCTTCAGCGGCGAACGGCACATTCGAGATGGCCAGATCAAAATGATTGTCCGGCCACTTTTGCGTCTCGAAACCAGCAACGCGCACGTCGGCTGCCCCGTAGAGCGCCTTCGTGATCTCACCGGACAGGATATCGAGTTCGACCGCAGTCCACGCCGTATCGGCCCGCAGCTTGCCCGGCATGAGCCCAATGAAGTGACCGATGCCAGCGGCCGGTTCGATCACGCGACCGCCCTTGAAACCCATGTGCTCCAAAGCGTCCCACATGGCCGTAATGACCTCAGGGGACGTGTAATGTGCGTTCGTGGTCGATGCTCGTGCTGCCGCATATTCGGCCGGCGTCAGCAAGTCTTTCAGCGCGTTGCGCTCGGCCTTCCATTCCGGCTTGTGATCGGCGAACACGTCCTGGCTGAAAGCACCCCAACCCACATATTTGACGAGCTTGGCCTTTTCCTCGACCGTAGCCGGGCGCTTTTCTTCCTGCAGAACGCGAAGGATGCGAATCGCATCGATATTGCCGCGGACCTTGGCCTTGGGCCCGCCCTTGCCGATCTGGTCGGCCGGCGTGATCTGATAGTTTAGCGTCTCCCGGTCAGCACGAGCCAGCTCCTGCCGCTCGATCTCGGCGGCAACCTGATCGGCAACGGCTGCCTGTTGCTCGTCACTCAGGCTCGCGGAAGCGGGAGGTGGATTAGCTCCGAGTTCACGATCTCCCGCACCTGTTCCGGTATTGCCTCCGTCACCTTCACCCTCTCCAGGTAGTCCGTCGGCAGGTCCGGATTGTCCATCATCTGTGCGAACAGGTCGTCCCACATCTCCGTCGCTTCCTCCCCGATCTGCGAGAGGTGTTCCGCCAGCCGGCCCGATTTCTCCATTTCCTGATACTGCATCGGATACGCCTTCTTCAGGAACTCTCTGCGCATCACCTCGAAGTGTTGTGCTGACGGCATTGGCGGCCCTCTCCGATCGCGTATCGAATAATGCTTTCAGCCTAACAAAAGCATCGCCCTTTGTCTTGGCCTTGAATCTCGTGCCCGTGTAGGCCGTGACGATCTCGTCCAGCACCTTCTTGGTGACAGCACGATCCTTGCGGATATCGGTCATGACAGCCGTGAACGCCGACTGATCGGTGCCGGCCGTTTCGAGCATGCCAGCGTAGTCCTTGGCAATCTCGGTCAGCTTGGTCCCGGTCTGGCGCTCGATGCTCTCGGCGCGCTTGAGCGCACGGAATGACGGATCGATCGTGATGGAAAACCCGCCATCGAACGTCTGCTTCGTGACTGGACCCGGCTCAGTGGCCGGCAGCTGCACAGTCTGTGCCGTCTTGGCCTTGGGCGTGCGCCTGATGGCCCCCTTCGCATCAACCCGGATCAGCCCTTGCTTGGCTGCCGCGTCGAGCATGGGCTTCATCTGAGCATCGGACACACCGAGCTGCTTGGCCCATGACTTGGCTGGCGTCTTGCCTGCGATGAGGCTGGCAAGCTGGGATTGTGGATTGGGTGGCGCGGCTGGGCCAGCAGGCTGGCCGCTGGTGGCCCCCCGGTCAGTCTTTAGATTGTTGGTCTCGTGATCGTATCGATCCAGAGATTGCCGGTAATAGGCCATCTCGGCCTTGCGCTCTGGCGTAGTCCCGTAGTCCCGCTCGTTCCCGAACGCAGACGTCTGGGCACGGCTTGCCCCGTTCTCACGCACGGCCTTGTCGGCAATCGCATCGATCGCAGCCCGCCGTTCTACTGACAGGCCATCGCTGGAGGCCAGCGCGGGCTCCGGAGCGGCACTGCCGGCAAACAGGTCGGTCTGTCCCGCTTCAATCTCAGCCTGACGTGTCCGGCCGCGCTGCAATCCGTCCATGGTCTCGGACAGGTCGTCACGCTCGGCGACCAGATGCCGCCGCCTGGACGCGGCGGGGCCCTTGATGGCCGGACCGAGTGCTGCAATCTCCTGCTCGATCTCGGCCACCCGAGCCGTGCCACCGCGAATCGCCCGGTCATACTCGACCGTGCTGTCCATCTCGACACTGGCCGTTGCCGTCGCGCCGTCCCATGCCTGGACTTCCTTGGCCCGCTCCAGTGCCTCGGCATCGGTGGCTTGTGCCACCTCCTGCTTGACCTGCTGCGCCATCAGCCCGTGCTTCTGGGCCGTCTCGGGATCGGCCGTGCGCACGAAATTGGCGACATCATCGAGATAGGGATCGGGCGTGGCTGCCTTGGCCGGCGGTGCTTGCTCGTCCTTGCGCAATTGCGGTGATGAGCCGGGGCGCGCCTTGCCATCAGGTTCAGTCAGATAGGTTGCCGAGTCCGGGCCTTCCGTCGGCGTGGCTGGTCCGTCCGGCTTCTTTTCCGGTCGATTGCGCACCAGTGCACGGCTGCCGCCCTCTAATGGGCCGCCTGCGATGGCGCCCTGGATGAAGCTTTCCAGCATCTGGCTTTCGATCCCCTTCAGGAGATCGTCATGTGCCACGCCATAGGCATCGGCCAGCGAGCGCGTCTTGGCGTAGACCGGCGCCGTCAATTCAAGCGCGGTCTGGAGAAATTCGGTCGTTCCTTCCTTGACGCCACCGGCAGCGAAGCCCTTGACGAGGCTCTTGATCAGGTGATCCGAGACCTCCTTCTTGGCCTCGTGACTAAACGCCGTCATGATCTGCTTGAAACCCGGAATGTATTCCAGGGCACCGTGGGCAATACCGGCCGCATACAAAACGTCCTCGTGATCTTCCGGCTTCACGCCGTTGTCATCGAATGCCTTCCTGATCGCGCCAATACCCATTGTCGGCAGCAACACCGGCAGTACCGCGCCACCGCTCGCAATGCCGGCCGCCACGATTGGCACGATCGAACCCATACCCTTGAAGAACGTGCTGTGCGCATATTCGCCAAGATCTGAAACGAAATTCTCCTTACGGATATCGGCAGCGCTCTGCGGCGCTGATGGCTTCCAAAAAGGATTCTTGAGAAGCTCCTCGTTCTGATCAGCCATAGACTTGCCGTAGCCGGCAACGCCTTGGGAGATCGACTCGCCGAGCGAACCATCGTCAGTTCGCCTAGCTACGCTCTCGCCCATAGTTTGCATGCCGCGACCGAACTCACTTGCAACACCACGCGTCCCCTGAATGAAGCTCTTGCCTGTTTGGGTCGTAGCCGGGCCAATGACCGCATGCCCTGCAACCGTGCCGGCCACCGACGCCAAATCTCTAGACAGGTCATTCGCGAACGTATCGTTCTCCCAGCTTTGACGAGCCCAGTCGACCACTGCCGAGCCGATCGAATCGAAGAAACCACGCTCATGGCTCGATCTCTGCTCAGCTTGACGCTGCTGCATCGTCTCGCTGATAATCTCGTCCGTGCCAGGAACCGCCGTCACTGGCGCCACCGGGGAACGAGGCATTTCAGTCATGCTGGGTGACGCACCGCCACTGTCCAGCGACCTCAATTCGTTGAGTAGATCGTCGTCGTTTCTATCGTCAGCCATGAGGTTCCGATGCTGGATTACATGATCAACACAACGGCACTAACGCTCGGTGCGACCGTCATTGCATTGCCGGTCATTTTATTGATTCGTGGACCGCTATGGGTGCGGATAGTAGTTGGTGCCGTGCTCGGCGCTGCCCCTTCGGCATTCATCGCGTGGACAGGAAGCCTCGATGCTGGCACCGACGATCATCTGTTGCGCATGGCACTTGGCGCGATGATCGGAGCGTCCACTGCCTGGCTCGTCTGGGGTGCGCAAAGGAACGCCAGAACCGAGCCACCAGCGCGCCCGTGGCGATAGCCCCTACTTCCCGACAGCCTGCTTGAGCACACGTGCGGTACTGCCAGCGCCGAACTCGCGGTCGAAGACGGCACGCCGCTTCTCGGGATCGGCCATCAACCACTTCATGTGGGCATCGTTCGGCTGCCGGCCAGCTGGCATGGCCCGGCCCTTCACCGCGTCATCGCGCGACATCGACGGCGTGGCGAAAAGAGCGAGGCGCGATGCGTCGACCGCTGCTGTTCCTGGCGCTTGCTCGCCGAACCAGATCCGGTCCGTGATCTCGGATTGCTTGAGCCGTCGCACATCATCCGCCGTGACTGGCTGGCCCTTGACGGCCTTGAGAATCGTATCGCTGGCCACGTCCTTATACTTGTCGCCAGTCAGCTTGTAGCCGATGGCCTCGCGAAACGCAGTTGGGCCATGCACCGGGCCATAAATTTTCAGTGCCCGGTCGGCACCGGCCCGCAAGTGCTTCTCGATCTGGGCATCATCGAGCCCCTTCGCATCCGGCATTTGAAGGATGCCGCTAGCTTCCGCCCGCGTGATGATCTTTCGCTCATACGAGGGAATGCCGATCTTCTCCTGCAGGGCCAGCCGTGCCTCAACCAAGCGCTGATGCGCGGCTTCCGGCGTGATCCGACCCTTATCCTTGGCGATCTCGTTGCGTGCCGCGATCATCTCGGGCTCGCGCTCCAAGGTCAGCGCCAGATCGCGCTTGCGGGCCTCCTCCGTTCGCTTCCAGGCTCGTTCGGCCTTTTCCATCACGCGCGTATTGCGCCTGAAGGTTTCCGAGCCCTCGTCGGCATCCGGCAGGTTCTTCGTGATGTGCTCGATCGCCTGATCCTGATTCATGCGGCGCAACGGCAGCACCACGCGGGCCTCGAGCCGAGCTTCCTCAACCTGTTCCTGGAGCTTCGTGTGCTGGTTCTTGGTAATCACCTGACCGGCCCGGTCAAGCGAAGTGCGACCGTCGGTGCCCGCTACCGGCTCCTTGCCCTGGCGGATCAGTTCGAGATCGTTCGCCGTCTCGGATTGCAGCTTGTTGCGCAACGCCACCCGCGCCACGTTCAGCAGCTTCTGGCGCTCGACGAACGGCAAGTGCCGGAACGGGGCCTGATCGGTGAACTGGTAGAGCTCGACCGCCGCTTGCCCTTCCTCGCCAGTTGTGCCGGGCCCTGCCTCGCCAACGGCCAGCAACTCGCCGCGCTTGACCTCGCCCATACCAGCGAAGGACGTGATACCTCGCCGCTCTATCGGCGTTTCCTTTGACGGTTTGATCGACGGATCGACCTCGAAGTGCATGGGGTCTGGCTTCGAGAAATCACCACCCCATTTCAAGCCGTGCTTTGCTGCGATCTCGCGCAACTTGTCCGCACCGATCTGTCCTGCAATCGCGCCCATCCCGCCATCTCGCGGGTTGTCCGTCCAGTTCACATCGATGGCACGTCCAAACGAGTGCTCGCTCGGCTTGTTCGTGCCGGCGATGTTGCGCTTGGCGAAGCCGCCCGATTGATCACCTTTGACATCCAGGCCCTCGGCTTCCAAATCCGCCAGCAGCCCCGCGAAGCGATCGGAATGCTCGCCATTGACACGAAAGCGGGCGCCAGATGCCGTCGACAAAACGGTCATGTCGCCAGATTCTTCGCGCTTGATTTCCGACGTAACCGGCGCGTCCTGATCGCCCTTGGGCCGCATCTGTAAGCGCTGAATGGCGCGTTCCGGGTCTTTCTCGACCTCGACCCGAGCCGCGATCTGCTCGAGCTGGGCCGGCAACTTGCGCATGATCGAATCGCGCTTGCCGATGGGAATACGTGACGAGCCAATCAGCTGCCGGGCCGCGGCGATGTGTTCCTGCACGCGATCTGGGGCTTCCTGAACCCTCCCCTCGAAGTCCAGCAGGCTCTTTTGAACGTCCTCGATGTGGAAACGATCACGCTCGTCAAGCTCGGCGTGCCACGCCTTAGTGTGAAACCGCTCGCCCCACTCCAGCATCTTGCTGTCGAGCTTCTTCAGCGTGCCAGGGCCGTAGTTCCGCTCCTTGGCAGCTGCGAAGGTATCGCGCGCCAGCGCATCATAGCCGCCCTTGAACTGATCGGCGAAGCCATCTCCGCCCGGCGTCATGTTGCGCTTTTCTTCGTCCAGCTTGCGCTCGGTATCGCGCTGGAAGCTGATCAGAGTCTTGGTGACCTCGTAGTCGTCAGCCTCGTTCTGGGCTGCCAACATGCCGCCGAAGATCTGCTCGCCAGCCTTGGCTATCACCGGTCCAGAACGGGCGATATCCCGCCCCGGCTCCTCGATGTTGATCCGGTCCTGCTTGTCGAACGCAATGACGTTCCGGCCAGGACTCGGCAGCTGCGTTTCGAGCGCGAAGGACGTCGGGATCTTGGCCATCAGCCGTATTTCACCGTTGTTCCAGACTTCCACGAGGCAGCCGTCGGCATGTCATAAGCATACTTCGGTGTTGTCCCGACCCCGCCCTTGTAGGCTGATCCCGCCATCGATCCAACGCCGGACAGGATTGTCGAAGACATGGCAATGCCTTGCCCGCTCGCACCCACTTTCGACGCATAGCGCTTGTTCACGGCCTGAGCGTCGAGGCTGCCTGCTGCTTCCTCACCCTCCCAGAGCTTCAGGTTGGAATTGTACTCGCCGCGCGCCGCGGTATTTCCGAGAATCTCCGAAACAGACCCTTCCAAGCCGCCACCGGATGCCGCCGCCCGTGCGCGCTGATCACCCATCAGGCGCTCAGCCCGCTCGCGCTCAGCCTCCGCACGTCGCTGCGCCGACGCTCTCTGCTGTCCCGCCTGTGTTTCCAGCGCCGCCGCATCATGCTCGGCAATCGTCTGGCTGGCATCGTTCTTCTTCGATTCACCCAGCACACTCATGGCGGTACCGGCCGCCGTCGTAGCCAGCTGCATGAGAATCAGCGGCTCAACGCCCGACATGCAACCACGCCTTCTGACTGATCGATGCCTCTACCGTAACGATCGCCGTGTCCTTCTCGTCGTCGCTCGCCGGTCTAAACCCCAGCGCGTCTAGCCACGTCTCGGCGCGCGGCATGTCCGTATCACACATGGCCCAGATGTTCGTGACACCCAAGGCCATGGCAGCGGCCAGCCAGCGCCGGGTTGTCCGGTGCAGAAACATGCCATTCCTGACTGACGGATCATTCGAGCGAAAAAACACCCAAGCTCGGCCGCCGAAGAAATGCAGACCGGCATAGCCGATTGGTTGGCCATCGCGCACCGCGGTCAAACCAAATGCTGGATTGGTACTGATCACGCGTTCGAGCTTCTCGAAGTCGCTGGGATGAAACGGCCGGATCTTGAAGTCAGCGCTCATTCTTGAACTCCGAGAGTACGAAACCGTGCAACTGAACCCAGTACGGGCTTTCCATCTCGAGACAGATGCGCGGGTCTTTGCTCAGCCCTTCCGGGATTGGTAGATCGTCGGTGGTTGCTGTCGTCAGGCCGGGACCGGAATCGTACTGGCTTTCCAGAGAGCGCTCTTTCAGTTCGTCCATGGCCGTAAACGACTGGCCATAGCGCAGCACCGGCATGCTCTCGTACAGCATGAACGAGATCCGCGTCGGCCGGCCTCGCATCGTCAAAGCCGTACCGCCCTGAGCGCCATAGGCCAGCTTCGAGCTCTTGTACCGCCCGCGATAGTAGAGCCCATAGCAGACTGGCGTCTTGGCCGACAACAGCTCAAAGGTGCCGTTGCTGGCCACCACGCGATCAGGATGGCGGGCTCCATCAGCCCATATCCGCACCGTCTTGCCTGCAAGGTGCTCGGCGCCCGTGATCGTCGCTGTAGCTGCGCCCGTGTAGAGTACGTTACTGTCGAGCTGACGCGCATCCTGTGCATCGTCGAGATAGAGCGAGACCATGCGTTCCAGGTAGCGCCGGGTCAGGCTATTGATGGTCCGCTTGACCATCACATAGACCTCATCCTCATCCGCCGCCGGCAATACAGCCACGCTCTCGATCTCGCCATCTGTGACAATGCGCGACCATGCCGAGACATTCTCGTCCGGCTCCTGCAAGAGAACCAGCAATTGCCCGTCGCTACGCACGAACCAGTAGCGCGTGTCGGGATGGCGAGAGACGGCTATTTGCTTGAGCCCTGGCCGCCCGATCTTCTTGTGCATGCGATGCAGTGAGCGCGCCCGATAGCCCTGCCCCTCCACGTCATAGACCAGCTGCATGGCCCGAGTACCGGACCGGGCAATGAAGGCGGCGCGATTATCAACCACGATCGGATGCACCGGCGCCGCCCCGTAGGTGCTCACATTGCGCACCGTCAGATTGCTCGGCGTGATCGGCTCATCGAATGACGAGGCCCGCAACTCGACTTCGGAGCCGCTGGTCAACGCCACCAATCTCGAAAGCGGCACGATCGCGACAATCGGCTCTACACGACCCGTTGCCACCGTTCGCAACACCGCGTCGTCGGCATCCTCGCCGAGCCCGAAGCTCTCGTAGGCGTCCGATGCCGACCCTGCGAAGCGGTCGCCGTAGCCCTCATAGAGGCGGCCATCATAAAGACCGGTCCCCTTCGGCCAACCCTGCACCTCGCTCCAGGCACCTTCGCTCCATTCGCTCGTGGCCGTCGTACCGGCTAGCGTATCGACCACCTCGACGCTGACGACCGTGGCCGACGTGAACCCAGTCACGCGGGCAACGCCCGTGCTCGACCCGCCCTGATACGTCAGGGTCACCACCGCCGTGCCGCTCGTGTAGGCGCTGCCAATGCCGATCCGGTAGTAGACGGTCTGATTGTCCAGACCATCACTAAATGACGTGTCGGCATTGCTCGCCGTTGATAGGTAGTCGGACCAGCCAGACGTATTGCCGATCGAACGCTGAATGACGACCGTTGCCGCCCATGTGCCGGTAACCCTGTAGGCCACGGTTCTGGCCGTTGTGCCGGCTCCCTGCACCTTGATCGGCTCGGACCACTGGCTGACGCCGCTACTCGAGCGCGTGACCAGCTGGCCGTTGTGGGTGATCTCGAACAGGGCCCCGACATGGCCGGCCTTGAACAGCGACTTGTTGGCCGTCAGCGTGCCATTGCCCTGGATCACGCTGGGCGTGACCGTGATCGACTCGTCGGTGTTTGGCGACAGGAATGGCCCGTTGATCTCGTCTGTCGATACCAGAGACCACGATGCAGGCCCGCGGCGCTCGATCCGCTTCTTAGGCCCGACACCGCTCGAAATGAACATCACGTCGATGGACTGCTCGCGTTCGAGCGTCGGAATGACAGCCTCGGTCCATGGCGTGGTCAGCACCAGATCGCCAGCCGCCGCAATGCCAACGCTCGTCACGTGGCGCGTGGCATAGGCCGTCGATGTGATGTCGAGATAGTAGGTCGCAGCCGTCGGCGTGAAGGCCAGCGAGTGCGAGCCCGTGCGCAGCGTCTGCTCAATCAGGATGTCATCGGCCCCCGCCGTGCTGCCGATCCTGACTTTGACCGGACCGCGCGCGATCTCGACATTCAGGCCGTGCACCGTCCCGACATTGGCGGTCGTAATGGCCTGCCGCACGCCGGCAACGCTAGTCCCGTCCGATGACAGCACCAGGCCAGGTGCCGCCGATGTTGCAGTGCCGCCCCCCGACGATATGTTGGTCCAGACCGCCAAGTGCGGGAATGTGCCATCCGTGATCGCCGACGTGACAGCCTCGCGGATGACAACGCCGTCATCGTCGAAGATCCGCAATTCCAGATCGGACAGCAGCAGCAGATACTTGACCGTCGTCGAGTAGAAGAAGGGGATCAGGGTCGTGCGATCATCGGCCAGATTGGGCCGGACCAGGAATTCAAAGCCAGGCCGGAGCATCATGGTCCCGGCCGTATCCGGCATGGTGTTCTCCATGATCTCGGCCGTCGCCGAATAGCCCTCCAGTGACACACGCGCCATGGCCTCCTTGCCAAGCTCGCCGCCGGCAAAGTTGACGAATGGTGCGTTGGCCATCTACCGCCCTTGCTCGCGATTGCCACGGCTCATCGGGGCCCGCGCCCACGATGACATGCGATGTAGCTTGGCCGGCTGCTGCAAAGCATCGAGATTGCGAGCCTCGGATTTGCGCTTCTTGGCCTGCCCCATCGCGAACTCGACCGATTTCGGATTGAGCTTCGGCGCCACACGGCTGGCCAGTTCAGCAGCCACCCAATCGGCAAAGGTTTGCGACCACTGGCCGGGCCGGTCGAACTTGTCGTGACTGAGATAGCGCACGTAGATCGTGTCGGCATCCGATGCGATGCGACCGCCTTCCAGCTTGTAGCGGATTGTCACGTCATTCTCGACGCCCGATTCCAACACGGCCAATAAACGGATGCAGTCGGCCGGTAACTGGTAGAAATAGGCGTAGCCGAACTCAGGTGCCGCCACGAGCCGCGATAGCTGTGCTCGCTTTTCGGCCATCTGCCAGCCGGACTGCTCGAAGCAGTAGGCCACACAGCCATCCCAGGCATTGCGCAACTGCAGCCCCGTCTCGCCCGTCTCATCGACGGTTTGCAAGGCCGATGTCGAACAGATCCTGGCCGCCTCGTTGAAAATGTAGAGCTTATCCGCCATCAGGCCGGCTCGGGCACGCGCTGCGTCGGGCTCGTGCGGCGATCATCCAGCCATTCCTCGGCGTCGGCCTTCTCCTTGTGGCCGATACTGAGCTTGACCACGCCCAGGATCACGCACCACTTCTCCGCCTTGCCCTTGAATTCGATGCGCGCCGCGTTCAGATCGGCAACCGGCAGCGATTCACCGGACCAGTCGTACTGCTCCATGACGCGGGAGAAAATGGATTGCGTCTCGGGGTCGACCTTAATGACGTACATCCGGGCGTAGAACTTGTGGTTCTCGTGCCCGATCTCGATCATATCGCCGGCCTTGATCCGGGCGTGACCGTGCCAGGCGAAGCCGGGGTCCATGGCCTCCTCGATCCTCGTGCCGTGCTCGCACATGACGCAATGGCTGTTGCGGGCGTCGGCGGAATACTTGATGTCGCGAATGTGGGCCCGCTTCTTCTGCGATGGCCGGAATTTGACGTTTGACATGTGGTGCTCCAGTTGGGGAGCGAGGGACACGATTGCCCCCCGCCGCTAAGCGTCCGTACTCAGTCGGTATCGGTGCCACTCAAAGCTACCGCATCGGCCACGTCGATGGCCGTTGCCGACTTGGCATTGACGACATGCAGCCCTTGCGTGCCGTAAGCCTCGTTCGATGCGTTGAGGTTCGAGACCGTCGTGCGCAAGATGAGATCGTAGATCTTAAGCCCCATGGGAATGGCGTCGACGAAGTAGTCAGCCGTGTCCAAGGTGGCCGCAGCATCAGCCGTCTTGTATGACCACATATTCGGATGGTCCGGGCCGCCCGACACGAGCAGCTTGAGATAAGCGCCGTTGAAAGCCATTGTTGTGTTCTCCTGTTGTGTTGGCGCTTAGGTCAGGGCTGCGGTGTCGTCGTGGACCAGCTCGAAGATGCCGGAGAGCTGCAAGGCCTTGCTGCCCTGATAGCTCGTCACGCGAGCCCAGCTATAATCGTGCTCCTCGTTCTGGCCGATCTTGGTTTGCATCTCGTCCATGTTCATGGCGTGCCCGACCGATGCCTTGTGGAACACGAAGCAACTGGCCGAGTTGGTCGTGACGCCGGGCAGATTGGGGTGCTTGGTCCACTTCACGCCCATCCACTGGCGCCACTGGACGTACTTCATGAACGGCTTGTCCGGCACCCAGTCACCCGAGGCGAACTGGTTGACGCGCATGGCCTGTGCCCACGCCATCGGCGTCAGCAGGCCGTACCGTTCGCCGTCATCCGGCACGTGGTTCTCGTCCAGCGTGGCCGTGGCCTCCAGCATCTTGGCCAAGCTGTTGGCCGCGGCAGCGCCCGACGTGAGCGTGGCCGTTTCGAGCTGATCGAGCACCAGCTGGTCGGTCTTGTAGTTGATGGACACCACGCCGCGGCTCTGCATCGACATGCGCTGCGGCACGCTCGACGAAAAGATGCGAAAGTTGTTCTTGCGCGCGAGGTGATGGTACTCCTTGAGCGTGCAAGTCAGGCTGGTCTGATCGTCGGTGGCGTAGGGGATGTTGCCGTTCGCGGCACGTTCCTTGGCCTCGTCGGCGACGCCCTCGATGATGAACACGAAGTTGTCGCCCTTGACCTCGCCCTCGACCGACACGCAGCCGCGGAGATAGGACTCCTTCTGCTCATGCGCCTTGATCCACTCTTTCGAGTAGAGAGTCTGCATTACGGTATTGTCCGCCATTTTGGTTATTCCTGTGTGTTGTCAGATGGTTAATCGCTGATAACAACAGGCATCGCGTACCCATACATTCGGCAGCCGGTGTGCCCTTGCGGGGCCAGCTCGCGAATACTCGGGACAATGCTGCTGTGGGTCGGCAAGTGCTCGTAATGTGACGGGGCCGCCTGCAATGGCGGTGTGCCCGTCGGGTCGTGATCGTGCAAAGTGCCTAATGAATGCTAGCCGCCGACGATGCCGAAGTAGCGCTTGCGAGGCTCGGGCCTCGGACGCACCACCTTCGGAAAGTCCTCGACATTGTGCGCCTCGGCTGCTTGCGCCTCGGCATGAGCGGCAGCAGCCCGGTCAGCCATTTCCCGCTCGACCTCGCCTGGCAATCGCTCCAGGCGCTGCTCAAGCCACAAGCCAAGCTCCTGGCGGGTCGTGAGTGCTGCGACCGCAACATCACCTTCCCAGGCAATGAAGCCGCGATCGGCCGGACCGGTCACGCGAAAGCTCGTCGCCGACCGTGTTGGGAGTTCTGGCGGTGCGTCACCCAAAGGCTTTGGCCTTGTCCTGCATGGCAGCGGCTACCGGGTCCATTGCAATGTCGATCTCCCGACCATTCAGGATCTCGGATGCGGACTCGTAGTCGATACCCTGCTCCATCATGGCGGCCTTGTAGGCGCCGATCCATTGGGACCGCGTCTCGATCTTGATGGGCACTGGCGCCCGCCGCTTGCTGGCTTGGGATGGCGCGGCGCTGGCCGGCTCATCATCGGTGATGTCGGCAATCTTGGCCTTGATGCGCTCCCATTGACTGGCAGTCGGAGAATTCTCGACGTTCTCGGCAAAGCCCTCGAACCAGGACAGGAAATGAGCGAGCGTCGTCATCAGCTTTTCAGCATCCTCGTGACTTCGATAGCGTCATGGATCGTCTTCACCCCGCGAATCAGCCGGGTCACCTTGTCGGGGTTCGTTCGTGGCTGCCATGGACCAACATCGACATAGTGCGGGCAGTCGATGATGGCTTGGCGAACCTGCTGCGGCGCCGCGTCGAAGCGCTCCATGAGCTTGCGCGATGCTTCTTCCTGACTGGCAATGTGGCGCTGCTCAGCCTCGGTCGGCGCCGGGCGCGGGCCAAGCTGCCGATACCTGTTCCTGTGCAGCAACCGTTTCATGCCGCCCGTCCATTGCCCTGCCGACGCATCTGCACCGCGGTCAGACGCTGGACTTCCTGTTGCACAGCCGGGCTCGCATACTTGGCCCGGTCGGTACTCATCAGCCCCATCAGCTCGTTCAGGCGCTTGTCCACGTCGATGCCCTCCGTGCTCTCGCCGATCACGATCGCACCGTCGTCAGCCGCTTCCTTGGCGAGCTTGATGATGCCCTTGACGAAGCCGGTATGCTCGCCGAGCGCCGTCCCGTCGGCAAAGCGCTTGTCCAGGATGTTGCCGCCATTGGCATCGCGCAATTCCGGAAAGGTCTCCGACAGGAAGCGATTGGCCAGCTCGACATTCGGATTATAGTCCCGGCCGTACTCGACGCGAAGATCTTCCTGTGACTTCTCAGCAGCTGCCTTGGCCCGGTTGATGATCTCGCGCTGTGCCGTCTCCTGCACGCGATAATGAGCCTTGGCAAACAAATCGACCTGTTTTTGGCCGACATTGTTGGCGTGAGCGTCTTTCAGTACCTCGCCCCACATTTCCTTGTCTGTATCCGACATATCTCCGGCACCGTCCGGCCGCCAGATGGCGTACTTGTCGGCAGCTTCCGGCACACCGAAAGCTTTCCGGAAAGCTTGCACGTCCTCGGGCTTGTCATCCTTGCCCGTCGGCACCTTGACCCGGCCCTGTGCCAGTTCCTGGATCTTGGCATCGGCGTTGTAGGCGCCCTTGAACAGATCAGAGATGCTCGACCGCGTACCCAGCCACTTCTCGGCCTTGGCCTTGGCATCCGTGCCTAACCCACCCAGCAGGAACTGGCGCATCTCGGCCGTGAGACTGTAGTCGGGCATGTTGCCCTTGGCCTCGATAGGCTTGCCATCGGCGCCAATCTTGGCCGCTTGGCCCTTGTCACCGCCGCCGGCATCGCCAGCCACGCCAGCCTTGGCCGGATCGATCGCACCAGTAGCCGGTATCGTCTCAGTCGTGGCCGGCTTATCCAGCACAGCTACGCCGCCATCGCCAGTCCCTTGCTCACCCTCAGGCGCACGAACCGGATTATTCAACCACGCAGTACGAAACATTCACGTCTCCTGATATTAATGCCGAGCATTTACCACGGCATGATCGCATTCAGCAGCAAATCGGCCACCACCATGTTGCCAACCACATCACAACCAACCACTTCATCGGCTTTCTTTCCGCGGCTGCGTCTGCAACACCAGCCGAATGGCCAGCGCAATCGAGTATCGGCCGAGCGCGAATGCCACGTCATCCGACTTGCCAGCACGGTACGGCGGATCACTGTCGCCACATGCAAAGAGCAACCAGCCCAACGCACGCTGCTGCTGAATGGTATCCGCACGCCCGTCTCGCAGCGCCACGATCGCGCTTCTGTCGCTGTCGTCGAATGGGGGTGGTAGCTCGACATTGCGCGGCAGGGCTGTAGACCGGTCACGCTCGTCGATGTAGCCGTGCGCTTGGCCAACTTTGGCCCGCACCGGCCTACGCATCGATCAGTTCCTCGTCAGTCGGCGCGTCCGGCCAGCCGACCGCCTCGGGATAGCCCTGCCCGGTAACGTCCTGATAGGGCACGCCATCGACCATCGGGCCAACACCTTCGGGCGCCGGGAGCATGCCAACCTTCTGAGCCGCGTCAATGCCGGTGTTGGCCACGTCAGCCATGCCCTGCATGTTGTCGACCGTCTCGGTTGCGGCCTGGCGCTGTGCGGCTTGCTCGACAAGCTGAGCCGCCTGCGCGCGCTTGGCCATGACCTGATCCATCGGCACGATCCAATCGGCATCGCCATCAATTGCCCGGCCAGCCGAGCGGGCGATCTTGTCCAGATCGTAGTTGTCGAGGATGTCCTGGCGTCCGGTGGCCTGCACCGTCTCGCCCAACATGGTAACCGTCTCACGGGCGCGCATGAACTTCTGGCGCTCGTAGGCGATCTGGATCGGTGTGTCGAAGTCGTAGCCGAGATCGGCATCGACAAGTTCTGGCGGCAGTTCCTGTGGCGTGCCAAACCGGCCAAGCCGGAGACCCATCTGAAATGTCGCATCGAGCAGCCCGGTGTTGTCCTGCTCGAACGGCTCGACGACTGGTCCAATAGAGCGGATATACTCGCTGATGCGCTCACCAACCTCGTAGGCCGTCATGTCCTTGTCACTGGGTAGCGTGAGCTTGTTCAGGAAAAACGCCGCAGACAGCAATTGCCGCGTGTCCTGCTTCATCTCGAGGCCAATGCTGAGGTTCTGCCCCATCTCGATTGGGCGAATGGCATCGCCGAGCCGCTCGTCGTACTCGCTCGAGATGTAGTTGACGGCGCCAGCATAGATCTGCGCCTCGCCGATCACCTCGTCACGGGCCAGCATCGGCGGGCGGGCGCTGAACTCTCCTGCGTCCAGGATCACGCGTGACTGTGCTTGCAGCACACGAGCATCAATCAGCCCGATCATGCTGGCCGGCGAGTAACCGTAGGGCGATCCATGCCGGAGGTTCCAGCGGCGCACGAGATACGGGAATTCCATGTACCCGCCCTCACGCACGATCTTGCGCGACTCGGGGCAGATGTAGACCGACATAAACGGCTTGTTCGGCTTCTTGAGCTTGGGCGATATCGGATTGTACTTGTCCGATTCCATGGCCACATGGATGATATCGACCTCGTGGAACGGATCTTTCTCGCAAATGCGGGAGTGCTTTTCGTCCATGGGAACGCCTGGGAAGGTGGCCTCCCAATTGCGCAGCGCCAGCTTGAACTTGCGAGCCAGCCAGTTGACCGTGCGCGTCCGGTCCTCCTGCCAGGCGCAGTCACGCAGATGATGGGTCTCGTAGATGATCGACCGATCGCGGGCCGGCCCCTCGGTCATGCTGTGCACGGCATTGCCGAACGCGATTACGTCGTTGTCGCCCTCTTGCAGCGAGGCCTGCCAACGCGACTTGCCGGAGTAGATCAGCGACCGCATATCGTCGTTGGCATTGCCCAGCCACATCATGGCATGATCGGTAGCCCGCCGACGATCGCGCGGCTTTAACTTGAACCACTTCTTGGCCGGCGGGCGCATCAGTGATCCCATGGCATAGGCCAGCTCACGACGGTTCTGCGCCGGCGTGCTCTCGAACATGTTCTCGGCGAATTCCTCGCCCTCGCTGCGTACGCGCGTGAAATCGGCGCGTTCTGGATAGAACTCCTCGGCCAAACGCTGCCATAGACTGTCCAGGCCGAGCTTCTTCGAGAAGACCCGATCAGTCAGGCGAATGAGTTCGTCGGCGTTGGAGTCGGCCATCAGTACGCGGAAGCCTTGTCCTGGCGGTTTTCTTCCATGCTCAGAATGGACGAATTGGGCGGGGTCACGGCCCGCCGACGACGGCGCTCGTCCTCGTCGTCTGGCTTCATCATGTCGATTGCACCCATACCGCCGCCCTTGCCCTTCATGCTGCTCATGAGCATCGGGGCAAAGCCCATCATGCCGCTAGTAGCCAGCTTCTCTGCACTCGCCATTGATCACCCCGTCAAAACTTGCGAGCCGTAGCCCGATCTGGTTTCAGCCGATCCCATGTCGCCCATGCGGGACGATGTGAGCATTGTCGATTGCCGGCCACCGCTCTGGCCCGTCTTGGCAATGGTGCGCAGCCTCGTACGCCGTCCTGCCTCGCTGTCCTCGAACGGCATGGGCGTGACTGGCTTGGCTGCCGGCGCAGCGGGTGTGTCACCAAACATGCTGCTCATGAAATTATATTCCCGGCCGAAAGTGTCATGTGGTTTATCCTGGCACTTGTTGGAATGGTTTTCTAACGTCTACTGCCCCAACGACCACCGGGCGGTGTCGTGTTGTACGTTCCCGGCCGCGTGTGCCGGCCATGCGCGATCTTGGCGGCGCGAATAACTGACGATGATGCCCATGCCATAACAACCACGTCGGCCTTGCCGGGCGAGCGCCCCAGCCGCTTTCGCAGGTTCTCCTTGGGCTCGACCAGGATCAGGCTGCGCTGCTCGAGCGCGCGCGGATCATAGGTCGGTGCCGTCAGGTCCGCCCGCAGCTCGGCATCGGGCGGTAATGCGATCTCTGACCCGCCAGACTGGCTCGGGTCCAGTGCCTCCCGGAAACGCCAGAACGCCTCAGCCCGCTTGTTCGCGAACTGGAGGTTGGAGTCCTTGGTCCGCCCATGCCCGGCCGCGGCGCCATTGAAGCGCTCGAAAGGCACCTCGTTGTCGCCAAGCCGTGTCAAGATCGCACCGGCATAGCCGCCACCGGCATCGACGATGACCGGCGCATTGTCCCGACGGTTCAGGAAGATCGCCGCGGCCGCACCTTGCGCGCCGCTTGTCTTCTCGCCCTGCGCGCTGATGATCTCGCTGAACCACCAGCCATGCCGCCAGATCAGTTCCTCACTGTCCTTGCCGCCACCGGCCGGGTCCAGTGACATAACCGTCATGTCGTGCGCCTTGTGGCCGTCCGGCTTCCAGCGCGACTGGGCAGCAACAACCCACTCGGTCGGGATGACCTGCCACTCGGCATCCTGGCGCATGGCCATGAAATTGCCGTCACGGATGGCACTGCGCAGCGGCTCGGGCAGGCCGTCCAGCTTGGCCTCGTAGTCGGTGTTGGCCAGGAACGGGTTGTCTGCCGTCTTGGCGGGAATGAACGACCGCGACATCGGCTTGACCGGACGATCGGCGCCGGGCAGCTGAATCGGCTTGGGCCCGTCGACTTCGAGATCGGTTCCGTCCGGTGCCGTCACGAACCAGCGCAGATCGCCCGGTTTGGCCGGCTTCGGATGCGTCAGATCCAGCCATGGCCGGAACATCTTGATGATAAAATCACCGTCGGCACTGATCGGCGGATTGGAACCTATGACCGCCCGGCATCTGATATTCTCACCATCAGCCGGACGAAGCCAACCTAAATGAAATCGAATTTGGCTTTCAAGAAACTGTGTTCCCTCGTCGAAATACTTGAAATCAAATGCATGCCCCTGCCAGTCTTCCTCGTCGCCAGGATGTTGGTTGGCACCGAATTGAATATACCGGCCGTCCTTCGTGCGAAGCAATGGGGGTGGACTGCCGTTGAAACCATCCCGATTGCCATTTATTTTCACGGCTCGCTCGGTTAATGCTGACAGATTGGCGTATCGCCTACGCAGTATCAGAGAGCGTTTATGGGCTGTGAATGCAAGGCCAAGACCAAGATCACTCTTACCGCCCCCTCCCGCGCCGCCATACAAGAGAATATCGGCCTTGCTGAAATACGCATCCGTCTGCGCGCCTGGATTTGGTATCCACTGCATGTCGGCAGTGGCATCCATGGCCATTTTCTCGATGGCCTTCCGCTCATCTGCCGGCATGGCCGTCAGCTTGGCGGTGATCTCCTCAAGCAGCCCCATCAGCCTCGATCACTTCGGCCGGATCAGCATTGGCCCGTATGAGCGCAAAAGCCATGCGCCGGGCGAGCTCGGTCGGATTGGTAACGCTCTCGGTTTGGATGGGCCCGCCATCCTTGCCGACGAGCTCGTTCACGACACGATCGCCGTAGTCGTCACGAAACATGGACTTCATGTTGCCGAGCCAAAGCGAGGTATTGAAATTGCGATCCTGCAAACCGTCATGGCCGCGCCGCTCCCAATAAGCTTGGCTAAGAGTGCGGGCGCGCGTGAGAGCGTCAGAAAAGTTTTTGTGTTGCTTGGACCAATCGGTGATTGTTTGCTTGGAGACGCCAATCTCGGCAGCCATTCTCGCTTGGCTGTAGCCCTGGCATCCCAGCCCTATGATGTCCTCGCAGAAATGGGCTCGATATGTCGGCGGTCGGCCCATGGGGCGCTTGATGGCAACTGACGGCAACGGCTCATACGGCAATGTGCCCTCAACCTCGAACTTGATGGGCTCGTCTTCCTCTTGCTCTGGCTCGCGGGGGCTTGCCATGGGTTTACTCCGGGAACTGCTGTCGATACTTGGCCAACAGCTTGTTGGCCTCGTCTGGGCCGAACGCCCACTTGGCGATGATGGCGTTGATCGTCTCGTCACAGGGACGGCACACGGCGGTATAGGCATTGGTGCAGCAGATGCGCCACTGGTGGTGGGATGGGGAGCCGCACTTGACGCATGGAATGCGGGATATGCCCCGCTCGGTATAGGGGGTTCGTCGCTTGTGAGATCGTGGCGTGTGTTTGATCATCAATGGCGCGTCGGTGACTTCCAGCGGCCTGTCAGGACGAGATGGGCTTTGAGGGGTGGGGTGAGCTTGACGACGCAGGGATAGAACAGCCAGTTGGGTGTGCGCTGGAAGGCTTTGCGACCGAAGTGAGCGAAGACAAAGGCGATGCGACCTTGTGCGTGGTACTCTTGGACGAGAACGGTCTGCTCGGTGAATGATGGGGCTGAGATACTGGCCTTGCGAAAGACCTGATCGGCTCGACGGCAGGCCTCGGCCCAGATCGGCGTGTCCGCCCACTTGGAGAGGGGCACGATCACGTAATCCTGGCCGAGCGCATCGAGTGTCTCGCCGGCTTGATGGTCGAGAGGCGGCTTGTTGCGGTTAACGGTGGCCTCGATCATGGGGTGACCGCCTTCGTGTAGTTGGTCATGTGGCTTGCTGGGCTCATGGCTGCAACGGCAAGTGCACGAATACCTCGGCACAGGCCCTGCGATTTGGACCTTCCTGCTCGGCAGTAATGGCTTCGATGCGGCCGAGGTGGTTGACCACGGCCATGACGTGGCACGTACCGAGACCGAACCCTACATCCCAATGGATACGCCGGTAGCCGGCACCGCTCGGCTCAGCCTGGCCCTTACCCCACTTGCGCTGCACGTCGGAGACGTGCTGACCGATGTACCACTGCGCCGCTTCGTTCGGCTCGTCCGTGGGTGGCGTGGTGCAGGACGTCATGACCAGCGTGGCCATAACAGCATAGAGCGATACGAGGCACTGAGGGGCGATCTCGATCACACGTGCCTCGCAGCAGCAGCGCCGATCAGGATGGCAGCGGCATCGAGAGCCATCTGCTTGGCCTTGGGATCGATTGCCATTCGTGCTCCTGAATGTTCCGGACGGCGCCGCGGTCCAACATGTTGCAGCCAGAGCGCAGCGCCGTCATACAGATCCCCCCGGACCTGTATCTATGGATTGGGTTGGCCTACCTGATGAGGTGGCTGATGAGATTGGCGACCTGATAGCCGCATGCAATGACGAGGATGGCGAGCAGCAGCCAGATCCCGGCAATCAATTCTTGCCGTCTATGGATGCTCGGCGCCGACGATCGCGCGGCACAATCGTGTCGACGTAATCGGGATGGTGCAGCCATGTGCGGCCCGGGACATCCGTGACGCGCTCGATACGCAAGTCGGCCAGCAATCGCGCCACGTCCTGCTCGCGCCGTTCAGGCGTCACCTTGGCGCTGGCCGCGGCAATGATCGCCTGTAAAATTGTGGTTGGCTCAGCCGCTGCTGGCATCGATCCGCCCCAGATTGCCGCCAGTAATATCGGCGCCGGCTGCTCAGGCGCCTCTCCCCCGAGCTAGTTGAGCTTGAAGCTGATGCCGGCACGAATGACGGTATCGGCCTGGCCGATGGTCGCCGTCTCGCCGGCCAGCGTGAACTTCTCGTCCGACCATGCGTAATGCAGCCCTTCCAGGCGCAGCGTGACCGTGTTGGTCAGTGCCGCCTCGATACCGGCGCCGACCACGAGGCCGACAACGTAGGCCTTGTCGCTGGCGTTGATGCCCTGGTCGTCGACCTTGAGCACGGACTCCTGCATAGCCAGGCCGCCGGTGCCATAGATCAGCGCCAGACCAATCGGAACGCCGAGCCGGGCGCGGGCACTGGCCATCCAGCGATTGGACATCGTGACCGTCGTAGAGCCGTCCGTGATGGACGGCTTCACATCGCGCAACATGCCGTCCAGCTCGAGGCCGTAGTAGAGGCCGCCGGCCACGACACCCCAGCCGATGTAGAGGCCACCGAACGCACCATCATCGGCAATGCTCGGCATCTCCGACGTCTTGAGCGACGACGCATTGAGACCACCAGTCACGCCGATATAGCCACCGTCATGCATGCTGCCGATCGACTCGGCCGTCGGTGCGGCGCCGGTCGCCAGCATGGGCTGCTGCTGAGCAATGGCCGGCGTGTTGAACAGCAGGCATAGGCCGGCACCCGCCAGGATGGCGGCGGTAACGCGCTTGATCATGGTACCCCCCTCGAGATGAACCGATCAGAGAAACAGCGAGACGCCCAAGGCGACCGCGCCACCGTAAAGGGCGGCATCTGGCCCCCTCGTCTTCAAGATCCGCCAAGCATGGCTCCACCCGCCTTCTCGAGCAGCTGAGCCCCCTTGCCGCTGACGAGCCCGGATTGCGCGACGACGAGCATGAGCATCCCCCCAGCTGCCTTCAGGAGGCTGACCGCCATCTCCACCCGCCGGAGGCGATCCTGATGCTCCCGCAGGCCATGCAGCAGGGTCGAATGATCCCGCATTTGGCGCTCGATCGCCGTCAGCCGGCCAGCCTGTGTCTGACTGTCCCGGCGCAGGTAGGAAACGTGCACCTCCTGCCGGGCCAGCGAGGCCGTGGTCTGGTGATCGTCCCGGCTCATCGTCAGTGACCGTTACAAGCCGGCAATGCGCAGCAGACTGACGAGACATGGATTGACAACTCCAGCGATGAGGATCTTGGCCGTCATTCCCCACCCCCAACGCAAAATGGCCCGCGATTCACATCGGGGCCACCTACTATTTCTCGATCCTGCCGAATCTTGAACATAATCTATCGATGCGGTCAATACCTTAATCGCGCACGGGCCAGTCTGGGGGCCTGTAGCCTGCCAGATACGCCTCTATGAAACGCCGCTGCGCCCCGCGAATTTCCCTGGACGACGCTTATCGGGTTACATGACGCGGGCGCGAGCTATCGTCTCCCCGTCACACGCGAATACAGTGATTTGGTGAATCGTGTCTAGACGCATTTACGCCTCAGTTGAGGACAATCGCGCTTTCTTGCTTTCGAAATAGCCGAAGCCCTCGCACGCGTCGCAGAACTCGGGGTGGCCCTCCGAGTCGATGCGATCCACCTGATGCCCATCGCAGACGGGGCAGACCGAGAGCCCGTGCTGCTCCACCACGTCGCAAAGCTTGGAATCCACGAAGTTGCTCAGGCTCCGTCGGTCCATGACCGCGAGCTTTTTCAGTGCGTCCCTGAGTCCGGGACGCAGCCGCATTGAGAAGGGTGTTGTCTGTTTCATGTACTCATTGTAGCGCATTTGATTGCGTTTGCCATGCACGAATATGTGAACGTAGCGCCGTTGATACGTAGCGCAATGTAGCGCATATTGGTTACGTCAACTGACGGGCTGCATCGGTTTTGATCGCACCAATGCAGCCCTTTTTTAAACCCCACCACCTGAGGCAACAGGAGATAGAGCTATGTCTACCGAATACCGCTGGACGCATGCCGTTGCAACCGGGCTCGCATGCGGAGCCATTGCTTATCAAACCGCCGTCATCTGGGAACAGCTAATCGGCGTCTCGACGACAACCAAGATGGGCGTGCCACTGGCTACCGTCTCGGCCGCCCTACTGCCGGTGCTGGCCGAGGCCGCATGGCGCGGTGGCGAGCGCACCAAGGCGCTGTTGCTGGGCCTGCCGGTGCTGGTCCTGCTGGCCTTCGTGCTGCCGTCTGGCATCAGTCGGCTGGGTGAAGTCCAGGAGGCCCGCGTCTCGGCAGCCGTCGTCGGACAGGCCGATCAGGCTAAGGCCCGCTCCGATCTAACCAAGGCCGACAAACTGGTTACCCAGGCTGAAGGATGGGTGGCGAGCGAATGCGGATCGGGTGCCGGTCCGAAGTGCAAGGGCGTCACCTACACGCTGAACCAGCGACAGGCCTACCAGCGCGAACTCGCGGCAAAGGTCGAGGGCAGCAGCCCCGTCACGACGCCCTGGCTGCCGGCGTGGCACCCGGCGCTGCTGCCGATCGGCCTCGAGATCGCAATCCTGGCCAGCCTGTTCTACGGCATGGGCCCGCTCACACGAGTTCAGGCTGCCGCGGCGATTGCCTTCCCGACTCCGGTCGAAAGTTCTTCGGCCTTGGCCAATCCAGTGCCCGGAACTTTTTTCGCCATTACTGAACGGGACTTCGCGGTCGAGCCGATCACCGAGAAGGAGATCGACGAGATCAAGCGCGTGGTCGGCGCCGAAGGTCTCATGAACAAGGAACTGGCCGCGAAGCTCCAGGTCAGCCAAGGCCAGTGCAGCAAGCTCGTCACTGCCGCAATCGCCGATGGGAAACTTTCCAAGATCGTCAATCCGGCCAATCGTCGGGCAGTTTTGATCCGCGCTGCCTGATCCACGAAAGCTTTCCGGCCGGAATGTTCGGGCCCGATAGGATCATCCTGCCGGGCTCTTTATCCCGTTCATACCTCCGTAACGGTAATCACGACATCATCAAAGAGTTCCGCATCGTCTGGTTGAGCAAGCCCTAAGGTCGCCGCCAAACAGCCACGCGTCATTCCCGGACGATCCGTGACCACACCACCGGCTTAGCCGTCGCGTCGCGATAGTCTTTCGGCTTCCGGCCACGACCCGCGTAGACCGCGCCAGTCCTGGTATTCACCATCTTGACGGGCTTGGCCTTGCGCTTCGTCGGCACCGACGTGGACTTGCCGGGCTTGTTCGACTTCGCGACCTTCGCAGCTTTGGCCGTCGCCGATTTCACAGCCTTGACCTCCTTCGTCTTGGCGATCGGCATGGCGACGATCAGGCGCGATTTGAGGTCGCGCATTTCCGCGTAGGAAAGCGTTCGGATATCGATTTTCATGGATACTCCAGTTTCAAAGAAATGCAGCATTACCAAAAATTTTTCGACTTGACAATATGTCCGATGTTGACATCCACCGGACATTGATTTTCTGGACCGATATTTCAGGCCGCTATCCGGTCATCCTTCGTCGTAGTGCTGGTGCAGCTGGTAGAGCGCGTCACGCAATGTCGCCATGCCCGCTGCCACGGCCTGAGCACGATTGGCGCACGTCGAACACGCCCGGCCGATGTCTTCGAGCGTGTGCGGCAGCGACGTCTCGTGCTTGCTCGTCACGGCCATGACCAGCGCCTTGCGGCCATGTGGGGAACCGATCGATTGCTGAGCTGTTTCGATGCGCCGGTGTGCGGCTGCCTTGCGCAATTCGCCGATGCCGTCGCCATCCCGCGTGGAGTTGATGCGCTCGCCATAGCTGCCGATGCCGGACGATGTCCGATTAGCCACGGCCCAGTCGTGCTCGAATCGGGCGTAGGCCTTCAGGCAATCATCGCTGATCTTGTTGTCGCGGTGCATGGCCTCGACCAATGGCACCAGCCGCCACGCCCGGCGTGACCGTGCCTGATTGACCTCGGGCGCGTCGATCAATCCTGCCGCATGTGCGATGCGCTCCCGCATCGGCGACATATCATCGGGGTCCCGCTCGCGCCGGCCGCGACTGCGAATGCCCAGCTGGTCGCCCTGGATGGCCAGACGCGCCCGGCTTTCACGAACTCGATCAAGCGCGACCTTATCAATCGTATTGGTCATTCGATCCCCCAGTTTTCCGCAGTTTCCCGCTGTGCGTGATCCCCCGTGACGGCTATTTCATTGGATGGCCTCCTTCTTCCCAGGCCGACATGGCGACTGGCACGATTAACGTGGCCAGCTCGCGCATCGCGTTCGCGTAGACCCTGATCTCGTACTGAGCGTGCTCGTCACACCGCAGCGTCAGGAACTTCATCAGGTTGAGCAGATCAACCGTCGCGAACATATGACTGTAGGTGGCAACGGGCAGCACCGACCGGGCCAACTCGCGTGGAACACCCAGAGCGAACAACTCCTTGTACTTCCTGAATGCGTTGCGGCAAGCAGCATCAATGACCGCCGCAGCCTCGACGTTGTTACCGACGAACACGCGGCCCTGCTTGTTGTCCTTGGCCTGCTTTCCGATCACGGACCCATCTGGGACGTAGTATTCCTCCGGCAGTTCCCGGTATCTGGCACTCAGTTCGTTGAAGCTCCACGTCCGATGACGATGCCATTGCCGGAAAACGAAGATCGGCGCCTTTACTTCAAACGTGAACGTCACCGCCTCGAACGGCGTGGTGTGGTGGTTCTTCCACAGATACCGGATCAGCTTTTCATCACTGCCTTGATCCTCGCCGGCACGCCACGCGGCATCATAGGACACGCGCGCCGCACGGGAAATGGACAGATCAGAGCCCATGTGATCCACGAGGCGCACGAAGCCATGATCCAGAACGTCGATTTTCTTCATTTCGCCTCTCCGGCCAAGTTGGCAATCTCGCGGTCCAGATACCAGCGCGCCTTGCGGAGGTCCTCTAGGTGATTGCCCTTCTTCCCGGCCCGGCTCACGTACTTGACCGTATTGCCGAGATTAAAGCCAAGCCCCCACGCCTCAATGACTTTGATGGCTTCGTAGGGATTATCGGCTCCGCCATAATGGGGCGGATGGTCTACTGTTTCTTTATTCACGACTCAAACCCTCCCCAGGAATTTATATGTCCCCTGTTGCTGCACGTATTCCATGCGCACACTGCCTGGAATGCCCATGATGTCGTAGTCTTTCGACTTGTCGATTTTGATGATCGTTTCAGCCGAGGCCAGATCCGCCCGGTACACCACGATGCCGTGATCCGCCTTGTTTTTCCATGCCGCTGAGCCGCTGATGTCGTACAGCGACAGATCGTCGATGCTCTTTCCCGCGGCGCCCTTGGTCGGATGCGCAACGACAATCAGAATGATCTGCAGCTGCCGCGTCAGGCGCTTCAGCACCCGCAGCGCCTGGTTGGTATATGCCGTCTCGTTCTCGTTGCGGCTCCAGACGTGCTCGATCTCATTCCAGGGATCGATAATCACCCATTTGCAGCCGTGGCGCCGGGCAGCCTCGGTGATCGTGTCCTGAAGCCACGACAGGCTCATGCAATCGTCGGCGTCCTCCCGCTCCGGCGGCGGGATGACCTTGAACATCCGGTCGATCCACTCGACGGCGTTTTCGTCAATGCCGTTTTTCTGGCCGGACCATGCCGCAACATAGGCCATCAGGCTGAGACGGTTGCGGTCCGGGTGGTCCTCGAGTTGCAGAATCGCGCCTCGAAGGCCACGCAGCCGGGCGAGATTGGCCGCCAGCGCCAGCGTCCACTGCGACTTGCCAGCGCCGGGTGTCCCAGTCACGACCACCAGCTCGGGCGGGCAGAAACGTAGGTGTGGATCCAGGTCCGGCCAGCCTGACGAATAGGATTCGCCTTTTGGACGCGGCGGGATCGCACTGTACGACGCCAGCCGGTCGGGCACGATCGGGAGCAGGTTGCGCATGATGCGTCCGAGCCCCTCGAGGCCATGCTGCATCAGCACGTCGTTGGCATCCTTCGAGCCGGCCGGGTACTGGAACCAAAAGCACTTCGACCGACCAATTCGAACGGCCAGCTCCTCACGCAGCGCGACACCCGGCTCGTCGCCATCGGTCGACAGCACGACACGATCGAACTTCGCGATGTCGGGATGCAACCGGCCGGCCTGCCACAGATAGGCAAATCCGGTGTCGGTCTCCGGCAGAATGTCCCCCTCGCCCGGCTTGCTAGAATTCGATCCGTTCGGAACTGAGATGACGTACGGCGCGCCCGCTGCTGCCCACGCTACCGTATCGAACTCGCCTTCCGTGATGATCAGCGTGTCCCCGCGTCCCGACGCTTCGATCAGGCTGTCGAGGTTCCAGACGTACGGCGCGATCCCGCTGGGCTGCTGCCACATCCGCGACTTGTCGAGCGCCCGCCACTTGACGTGTGTCGGCTGACCGTTGCGCTGGTACAGAAACCCGATCGTACCGGTGTCCTGCCGGTGACTGACCAGCCCCATTTCCGAGGCCACCTCGCTCGGCAGGCCGCGCTTGTCCTCCAGCCAGGCGGCGTGCTCGTGCGAGAGCTGCAGCCGTGGCCTTGCCGGCTGGATCGTTGGACTGATCGTAGAACGCATGGTCTTTATACCCACAATGGATGCAATAGAGCCGGATTCCGCGATCGTCGATCCAGACGGCCAGGCACGGCTTGCGGCGGTTGGCGGGCTTGCGGTCGTGGGAACACTGCGGGCACGTCGTGACGTGCTTGCCGGGCGCGTAGCTGTCGCCGTTGCGAAGCGTGACCCGGAATTGCTGGCACAGATCAGAAGGCGACATCGGCGACCTCCTGGCGAGCTGCTCTCGACGCCATCCAGGCCTTGTGGCTCTCGGATGCCTTCCTGTCGTACTCGGCCGCCTTTTCAGCGCTTTGGCGTTTTTCCTCAGCGACGCGTTTGACGTGAGCGGCCAACATCGCATCGGCGTCGATTTTCTTCGGCGGAGGCCGCTTGGCTGCGGCGTCAGTGATCGGCTGTGCCTTTCGCGTGCCGTCCAGACGCCGGTCGCGCGCTTCGTAGACAGCGTCAGTGAAGTAATCCCAGGCTCTGACCTTGCCGCCCCGCTTCCGGCTGGCAACCGCTGCCAGCGTCGGCAAAACGTCGAATTCGAGATCGCAACCGCCTCCGATCCACGACAGCGGAATTGCACAGGTTGCCAGCCCATGTCGGTTAACCGGATCGTCCAGTGATCGCTCGGCAGCAGCGATCAGGCGCCGGGACAACTCGACAAGATCGACGCCAGAAACAGGAGGTCCACTCCAATTTTTATGAACATCGTTCTCGATGGCGGCAGCATCTACTGCTACTGCTCTTCTTTGGCTATTGGCTAGTGGCTCACTAAGAGGCCCATTGATTTCATTGACTGATTTCGAAAAGACTAGGGGGGTATCTAGGGGGGTATCTAGGGGGGTATCTAGGGGGGTATCTAGGGGGGTAT